AAGAAGTCGGAGCAAAGCTCAACGAACTCTGGTGAAATCTGTGTCTTGGTGTGGGCGATGTCGCCGCAGTGTACGATGTAGTCTACGTTTTCTTTTCGTAGTGTTTCGTATAATTGCTCAAAAACAATCTTATACTCGTAATGAAACTTTAAATTTTTTATATGCGTGTCCGCAATATGCGCGATCTTATACACGTAGTTATCCCCTAAGCTATGATACTAGTATACAGGATGTGTAGGTGGTGTCAAGTGTTATTTTTATATTAATCGCGATACATCGGGTTGGCGAGAAGGTGGCGAAGTGCAGCAACAGTCTCGCCGTCTAGGCTAAGACTGAGTTCTTCCAGTTCTTCTTTACTCATTGCCGCAAGAAGTTCTCTTGCTTTAATAAGCGTAAGCAGCCGCTCTTCGTGTGTACCACCTGTGAACTTTTCGTCGTCGGTTGCCATGGCATCATCGAAGTCAGCCTGCGAAATGGCAGGCATCATCATATCTTCGCGAGAGCCCTCTCGAAGCTCTTCTCTTATAATTTCTCTTAGTCTTTGTTTGGTGATTTTCATCGTCTTTCCTCATATCTTCCTAGAGCGATTGTGAAGCTTTCTCCGAGTAAGTCCAGGAGCCTATAAAGTTCGTTGACCTGGGTCTTAAGATGAACAAACTCGCCGGCATCGTGCTGTTCAACGAGGCGGGCTTGGGCGCTGCCGATATCTAAAAGTCCGGCGTCCACTTGTCTGAGACCTTTTTTGGCCAGGGTCGCTAGCTCATCAACGCTCATCTCAAAAGTGTTCATTTCTTCTGGAGATCTGGGCACCCCCGCTGGTCGGTCTAGATCTGCACGAATACTTGCTTCGGTCGCCTCGGATAATTCTTCCTTGATGATCTCTTTTAGTCTTTGTTTGGTGATTTTCATTTGTTTTTCCTGCTCATAAGTTCTCGAAGTCTCTTCATCTGATCGGGCGTAAAATTCATTGTTTGGAGCCCTACGTCATCGGGATCCACCTTGTGCCCAAAAAATTTCTCCTCCGGGTCGCCTTCTGGGTCAAGGTGATCTAAGTTTTGTGTGCCGGCAGTAGTGCGATCCTCAGGGGGGATGGTCTTCATGTGCGCTCGGCGCGCCTTTTCCCCCTTGAGTCCATCTAAAAAGGCGCCTAGGCTTTCATCGTTTTCCTCTAGATCTCCGCGCTCTTCCATGGAATGAGCGATTGCGACAGCCTGATCACGGGGCTTCCCTTCTTTATCCACAAGGTATGCGATCTTTCGTGAGATCCTCTCATCCTTGGCTTTTTCTGCTTCTTGTAGTTCGTGACCTTCGCGATGAAACTCTCGATAAAAGAGTTCCTCCTTGATGATTTGCTTTAATCGGGCGGTTGAGATTTTCATTGGGCTCCTAGACGGACATGGCAAGCGTCAACAATAAATAGTTGTCCGGGGTGATAAGCGTCGCATTTTCCAAGCATTTCTGGAATTGTTCCTTTTTCATCGAGCCAACGTCTTCGTTATCACCGATGTTTACCTTCCAGACTTCAATGTCAAAATCCAACAAAGTCTTTATAATCTCAAGCTCTTTCTTCGTTGCGTCCGGGTCGAGTGCAACATACACTCCAGCGTCCTCTTTAACGATCTTGCGAAGCAAGACGGAGTTTTCATTTAGCGTAGAACCGAGAATAGGGACCGCGTTACGACCTGCATTAATCGCATCAAAAATCCCTTCGACCAGGATAATATCCGAACTCCAATCCACAAACAAATCGTTGAATATAATATTACGGCTTGCCGGAGGGTTCTTATACTTAGGATAATAGGATCTATCATAAGATCGGGATACAAAATAACTTAGATCCCCTTCGTCATCAAACGATGGAATTATGATCCTACCTTCATATTCTCCCTTGCTGCAGTAGCCCATCTTCCACCAAACAATATCTTGCTTGGTGATACCACGCTGTCGTAGGTAGTTCATTGCGGCGAATCCGGTGGGGGGCATGCCCCTGTTTGCCAGAGAGACAAACCCTTCGGGCATCTCAAGTATTTGTTTTTCTTCTATTTTCTCGGCGAACAGATCTTCCAATTGATCAAAATCAATCTCGGAAGTGAAGTCGCGCCACTGCGACTTGTCGTGGTTCGTGCCAAAACGGCGAACGACACGATAGATATTCTTGCCCCGGGTGTCACACACCCAGCATTTATAGTAACCTTTATCTAAATTTACAGAGAACTTGCGCTTGTGATGTTCGCAGTAGGGGCATTTAAAAAGATACTCATTGTTGGTCCGATAGCCGGGCCCCAACACATTAGTTAGTATCTTTAGCTTCTTCTCTTTCACGTATCCAGCCTGCCTTTGCAATCACATAGCTATCGGACCGGTCAGCATAACCAGCCTTGGGATTTCCATGTCTAGTATATTGTATCTCAAAACCGGGTACGTTGTCAATAACAAACTGCAAAGAAACCTTTTTTGCTTTCTGTCCCTTAGGTATCCTGATACCGCAGAGCTTGCGAGCGGATGTGGCGGCGAGATACTTGGGTTCGCCGTAAAACATATTATAACATAACCACGAAACAATGCCATTTATTTTTGACAAAAGCGATAAGGTCTGGGCAGAGGAGAATCCGGAGCGAAAGGATTGAAGGGACTGCTCAACATATACCTGCTCAATCTCGTACTCGTCGTTTATTGCTTCCAGCTGAGAATTTACAATTTGTATTTTCTTGAAGAAGTCTTTTTCTTTTCGTAAATCGATATGGTCGCAGGCAAGGATCTTGCCTTCATAATCTAATACTGTATAGCCAGTTATGCTGGTTGAGATGTCTAGTCCTAATATCATGTTGTTATAATATCAAATATCTAGCTTAATTTTAAATGTCATGTCGCGTGCAGCGGTCTTTTTTACAGGAGTGGCAAGTTTTGCAATACCGATCAAATTCTTCTCCTTGTCGTAAATACCGACCTTGGAAATGTACGTAGTCTTTTCAAAAGATCCGGTTGGATCAGCATATGCAGAGCTAACTACATTTTTGATCAAGCGCTGAGAGTTTTCCCGATAAGCCTTAGATCCCGTTCCGGCAAAATTGCCTGCGGAGTACCGAACCCAGGTAGGATTATTCGACTGGTTTATATGTCCTTTGGGAGCGGTAGCAAACATTGTCACGGTGCTCACCTGTGACGTCCCGCTCATCTTCATCTCAAACGAAGAACTTGGGGCAGTCACCGTCCCCGATATTGACTGTGCAAAGTAAGTCCATTTAGGAGGGGCGCCCGGGTCTCCTGCCAGAACTGCCGAACCAGTATAAAAATCCATAGTTGTTGCTGAGAGGCTGTCAGAGGCTGTCAATATCAGGAAGCCCTCACTATAGAGAGCCAGTCCAATTGCAGATCCTGAGCCCACACCATAGGTGGAGTATAAGACGCCGTCTCTATTCTTATCTTGTGCGCGCGCAATCATTGTACCGGTGATATAGTACTTTAAGTCTACGGTGCCCTTCTTGATTCCGGAGCCATAAAAAATAGTAGGAATGTTAACCAACCCCACTTCAACCAGGTTAAAATCTCGAACCGACGAAGAATATTGGAACTGTGGGCTGATATATCGATAATAGTTTATGGTGTTTTTCAGGGCCATCAAGTAAGACACGTAAGAACTCCCACTTCGTACAGTTGAGGTCTTATAAAGTTGCTTAGAGATGCTGGAGGTATACGGATACGCGCTTGTTATTATGTCTCCATAATTCGAATTGTTGAACGACGCTTCTGTAGATGTTCGATAATCAATTCTAGATCCATTTTTAACAACATAAGAGTAAATTAAACCATTATTAACAACCTCTTGATCTTCGGACGGGCTGCGCGGTCCAATCCATCGATTAGTCGATGCACTAACGCGATCGACATTCAGTTCATAAAGTGACAGGTGCCCAGCGTCGGTGAGCCGGATTGGGTCTGCGAAGGCTCCTGATATATTAGGAGTATTATTATAGAATGCAGATCCGCTATAAACTACAAATTTAACACTAGGGTAGGTTACAAGAGTGTTATTGTAGACATCGTTCCTGTTAAACTTGTAGTAAGGCATAACATGACCGTTTTAACACTTTAGTAGTCCAGTCGAACTCTAACAGTGAACTCCGTAGTTGGATCTTTCTTGAGCGGTTCCGAAAGCTTTGCGACTGCTAACAATTCATTGTCTGCAGAATAGAGCCCAACAGTTGTCATGTAAGACACTGGAACATCTTGCGAGTTGTTCTTTACAACCATCTTGCTGGCACTTAAGTACGTCGGGTTAGCCGAGTAATTAAAATCAGTGTTGTTCGCGCGGCAGAAATAAACCGTTGAATTAAGCTCGGTCGTGTTGTTGAACGAAAGATTCTTAAAGCGATGACGGAAGTTATCGCAGTTACCCGAGATGGAACTCGTGATCATTGTTCCCACAACGCTGGCACTAGCATGTGTCCCAACACCCTCAGTGCGGCTCATACTCACCGAAGAGGAAAGGAGACTACCAAACACAGACGACGTTATTACGGCGATGCCGGCTTGATAGTAAAGTAAGCCCACTTTAGCATAGCCACGATCCCATCGGGCATTATAGCCGCCGGCAGACTGGTTCCATGTATTTCCAGAACCAGTAGCATAGAGAATTCCATACTCTCCGGCTGGAGAATTTACTTTATATCCATTCGAGCCACTCTTATCAGTAATTGTAAGGTCGCCGCCGAAGACTCCTCCTTTCCCGTCGGATCCGGAGGTAACTAGGTATCCCGCAGAGCCCGGGGTACCCACCCCAAGTGTGAGGGAAAAGCTTCCCTTCTTAATTTCATCCTTAGAAAGAAGCCTTGTAAGGTTAATAAAGAAAGCGTTATTGATTTTGTCTCCGCCTGTAAGATCACCATCCTCATCAAAGCGACGCAGGGCTCCGTTTTCATCGAAGCCGGCTAGTACCTGTGCCATTTCATTGTAAAGATTAATTTTCTTTTTCTGTTGGCTTGTAGTGCCGTAGGATCGTGAATAAGAAGAAGCTGCTGCATATCCAACGCTCAAGTCAATAATGTGGTTAGCAGACGAACTCAGATAAGGATAGTCATATACCGACTGGAACATTCCGTGGGAATAGTTTTTAATATTTCCTTCGGCGTATGTGCCGGACACGATGGTTCCCGTGATCGGGATTGCCTCATGAAGCAGGTTTCTTGTTATAACGGAATCTTTTCCGGGGTCGAATGTTTTAAACGATGTGGCCATTTCTTATATCCTTCTAAGTAATCTTCTTGACAAAGCGAATAGGAATGTCTAGGGTGTACCCAGTCGTGATCCCCGAGATCCTAATCGTCGAATCAATAAATTTATAGTCTGCCGCTGCCAGGGGATCGCCGGTGCCGCTGGTTATTGCGGTGATGCCCTGAGAACCGAGCTGAGTAAAGAGGAACGTCCCTGTTTTTAAATCTAGACCGGAGGCGACCTTAAATGAGATTCGTGTTCCGCGGGGTCCGACAATTGATGACGCAGCGTCATTCTCGACCGGCGTCACGGCGCCTGACCCATCACCGTCAGTAAAAATGTATGTAGCAATGTTATCATCGTCTACAGACGTTGGAGTATATGCATCTGATGTGGAGGACCCTAAGTAGGAAACTATATTCCCCAGACGATTGTCTATCTGCACGAAATACTGGGTTTCCAGTAACATGGGATCAATTGTTGAGTTTGGGGACAATTCGCTAGTGTCGAGTCCCTGGTCCGCGGAAATTATGTTTGTACCAAGATTTGGCTGGTTACCATTTAACAATCCAGCGTCCAGAGTATTACCTCCATCAGTCAATGCGTTAACAGTAGTCTCGTCGACCAAAACCATGCGCGTGGCAGGAGTTCCGCTATAGACTGCGGCGTCGCCTGAATTTCTCACGTTAATGACGGGAAGATAAAGTAGATCATTTTCTGTATAAGAAATAAGTCGCGACTTCATGCTCGACATGTTGTTAGTGAAAGCCTCCAGCACCGGAGTCTGAAGGATGCTGATGTCATAATACGCGGATCCGCTTGTATTATTCTTATCGTATAATCCATAGTTGATTTCGTCATCGCCAAAGGCGAACTTATCTATTCGAAATCTACCATTTCCCTCGGCTAGCCTTTTTCTGCCTAAGTCGGTTAAAACAGCGTCCAAAATAATGTCGCCTGAGTTGTCTAAGAATCCCATGTTGTTGTCCTCTTCATATAAATAGTATTAAATAACTTTATTCGCTTGGATTTAGTATCCCTGAATTCTTAAATGTAAGATTTAGGTCTACTTTTCGTCCTGTCTTTTTGCTTGTAACTCTCACTCTGAAAGATTTTTGCCAGACCGTATCGACGTCCTGGGCGCCCAAAATATTAAAGGTCGGCAAATTATTAACTCCAGGGTTTCCAGCCTCGTCCGGGCGGGTAAAAACCTTTTGTTGCAAACTTGGCTCAATATAAATTAGCCTTCTTCCAGATTTGCTATATTGGTGTACCGCTGATTCATAAGTAAATACCTTCTGTTTCAGAAAAATCTGCCCATTATTGTCCACCATTTCGATTTCGTAAATGTGGCTCGGATTGGAGATATTGTTATGAATATCCACGGCGCGCGCACAATAGTAGTATTTTTTATTTGGCTCAATCGTGTCACTAAGGTATCCGCCTACGCCTCGTGCGGGATCAATATAAATAAGACCATTAGAGAAAGACGCATAAGACGCAGGGAGATTATCAATTTTAAATAACTGATAGGCATCGACGGGGTCATCGGAGCGGAACTCGATTTTTTTCTCTCCCTCGACCATTTGATTAAATGTAATGTCTTGTTCTCCGGTTTGAGATTTATATTCATCCAAAAAGAATTGGCTGTCAGTGGGTAAAATAGTCACCGGTTTGGACTCTAGCTGTCCCGTACTGGAGTTTAATAGAATTTGAACCTTATTGTTTATTCCCTTGAGAGGATAAAAAGAAATTTCGGGGGGGACCGGAGGCTTGTCCAGAATGATAGACTCAATGTCACCGCTTACATATGGCACCACGACTGCCTTAATACTGGGCGAATTGTAGAAGAAGAGGTCTGCGGTGCCCGTCGCTGTGGCACCTGCCACGTGCGCAGTGGAATCCACGTACCGATATTCATTTCCAAAAAGAAGCACAACTCGGTCGATCTCGTAATAATAAGGAACATTATATTTTACTTGAGTGTCATAATACATCGTTGGGGTACTACTTCTAAAATTCGCTGCGACGTAAAAAGTTTGTATCGGTGCGGCGTCCGGAGCCGTTTTCTTTTTTATTATATACATAAGAGTTTCTGAATGGCACGGAGTAGTCTCTAATACCTCTTCAAAAGTTTTCAGTACGCGGGAGACTGCGGAAGGAGAACCCTCCACACTAAACATATCATTTTCGGCATTTTCAGCATGCACCGCATTAGAATCTAGCTGGTCCTCTGAAAGCTGATAGTCTCTAATAAGTCGAAAGGGAAGCGAGTCCAAGTCAAGCCCGTTATACTGTACATTCGGATTAAAGGTCGAGAAGTTATTGATCATGTCGGCCAAGGTCACAGCGTCATTGTTGGTAATCATGTTGTTCAATAGGTCTTCCAAATCGTATAAAACATTATAATCTTGTGTAGAGGTTTCGTAGTTCCATTGGCTAGCATCTTCGGCGCTCAGAACCGTCCGGCGTGTTGTTGTAAATGGAGCCTGAATAGTTTCTGCTGCCGCTGTCGTGAGTTTAAGTACGGTTGCCATTTGGAGCAAATTAATAAAATCTTTCGTGTCAGAATCGTTATAAAGTTGTTGCAAGATAGAAATGTGTTCCTCCTTGCCAGCTCTTAGATCTATATCATACCCCAAAATAAGCTTATTATAAAATGGAATCGTAGTTGTATCTATCCGATCTTCCTTTAGTGCTCCAAGATCGGAGTATAGAACAACAAAGTTTTTATTGTTCTTCTCTAAATTTGTGTCCAGAAGCTGTAGTTCGGATGTATCCTCTAATACATCTTGAAGCCCTTCGGCATACATATCATAATATCTCCCAATATTAGCTTCCGTGACCGTCTGCTGATTGGAAATAACAAACCAGGGTACCCTTTCATTAAGAGTCAACGCTGGAAGATGATACTGTGCTAAAAGTGCGCTTGATGTGTTGTGTAACTCACTCTGGAGGTAGTACACATTGGGAAGGTAGTACTCTTGAACCTGGGGACTGCTGCCAATTACTATCTCATACGGAGGAGTCGTCGCAGGATAATAATTATAAATGGGCTCTACCCGAAGGTTTACTCCGCTCGCTAGTCGCGTCTGTTTATCAGCTGATAGGTTATAGAGGTAACAAGTATGGTCATAATAAATAGAATTATCAACAAGTGGCGCATATGTCGTCCTTCCTACGTTAAAACCGTCTTTTACGTACCGACCCATGCCGTTATAGCCTCCGATAAAGTCCGTGGATGCCGCATTCCGAGATTGATATGCGTTCCAGGCAGCCACCGAGGAAGATAGTCTCAGGATCGGGGCGAAGTCGGTGCCGGCATGTCCGCGGACATGCCAGCGCCGATCGGTGCCGGCATATCTTATAACTTCATAATCAAAAATTATATTGGTACCATCATTGGGTCCATTTAGCTGTCCCCTTAGACGATGGTTACCGCCTAGGCGCGGCTCATAATTGTTCGAGCCGGCATGGTCCTCCCAACCGCTGGCGGGGTTGGCTCCCTCACGTAGTCCGCGGAGTGCTCCTGCGTAACTTACAAGCGCGGTACCCCGGCTGCTTTCATAAACAGTATAGTATCGCCCTAAGGAGCCCCGGATCTTGTCTTCAGTCCCCCAATCATGACGTACCATAGGGTGATAGTTACTAGTATTGTTCGTACGGCGCTTTATTCCTATCAAATCAGCGTCGACCATTCGAAGGGTGTCTCTAAAAGATCTTACTTGCATAGCCATATCTTAAAACATGTGTCCCTGAGTGAGGAGTCGATCAACCCTAAGCATTTGGCTATTAGACTGGAATTGTTGCTGTGGAGCGTTTGGTACCTGAGTGGGGGGTCCGGACGATACCTGGATGTTCTGAGCAACGTTGCTTCCGGGAGTTGAGCCGGCAGCTGGGGGTCCGTAGTTAGATATGCCCTGTGGTGGCGTGGTGGTGCCCGGTACTGGGGTCCCATAGTTCTGCTGTGACCCATAAGTAGCCCCGCTGGATTGACCGGGTTGAGCCAGAAGACCTTGAGCGGTCGCTTGTCCTCCGGCGAGACCTTGTCCTGGAACGACCGAGTGCCACCTATAAGCAACCTCTGGGATCACTTTTGCATAGATTGTGTCTCTCCCCAACGCTTCGATTTGGTCGATCTTCTGCTGTGTCATGTCGGATGCCGCCAAATCATCAATAATATCCTTTATGGTACTAACGTCTCTTTCTATAGCCCTATCGTTCCCCAGAACAAACAAGGAAGCCATCGGATCCATCTGTATATTTTGATTCATGGCAACAGTGTTTGCTACCGGAGTAAGACGGCAGATCATTGAAGAATTTGACTGTTGGGCTTGATTAAAGGCGTTTTGATCAAGGATTGTCCAATTCTGTTGATTCACTCCTGTCGACTCGTTGTAAGGAGCTAAATATTGTACTTGTGCCGTGAGACCAAAACTAGCAAAAGCTGATACCGGGGATGAAGCAGCGATGATTCCCGGGTTCTGAGTAACACTATTAAGCATTAGTGAGCCCTGAAGCATCGATGCATTATTAAGTTGGGTCTGAGGCTGGAACCCAGTGACGGTCTCATCTACTAAATTTTGGACTAGAGGTGCGGACGCGTTTATGTGTTGTTGTTGACTACTAACCAGTGTCTCGGGCTCGGTACTTCCAGAAAATGAACTAACACCTGTCGAGGCGTGCAAGAACGTGGAGTCCCCTCCGAATATATTATGGGAAGAAACCTCGTTTCCTTCTACGACCTCTGGCACATTAACTAGTTTTCTCAGTCCTACCTTGAGGGCAGTTATGCTCACTCCGGAAGACGCAAGAATTTCTAGCTTACTGATAGGATTGGGCTTGGTGGGTTCGGGGTCGAAGCCCGGGTTGGGGGATTGGCTGGAGTTTATCAGCGGAAGCATTTGACTTGTGTCTACTTGCATGCTTGTAGTCGAAACACTATTGTTGCCTAGTCCCACATATGACGGGGACAGGTACCCGTAAGTATTAATGTTCATTGCTTCCGGATTGCTTATATTAAATTTTTGAATTTCGTCTATTGTGCGACCACTAAATGTTTCAAAAGGCATGTTAGGAGTAACTGTCTCAGAGGCTACATTATTATCTATGTATCCAAGACCCACATTGTTCGATCCTTGAATTTGTAATTTGTCATCAAAGATCTTTACCAGACGCAAAGTATTATCTTTTTTAGAATTATAGATCTTCGAATGAAAATTAGTAGCTTGTACGGTTGACATGGGCGCACTTTTAATAAGATTGTTTAATTTGGTAATAAAGGTATTTACCATTTCTATAATTTTAGAATGACGGCTTCGATATTCCCTGTGGGCTTGTCCGTCATCATTATATGAATAAGCCATGGCGAGCAAATTTTCACTCCAATAAGTTCGAGTCCAGGGGCTAAAGACATCGCTACCAAATAAAAATTCGAGTGTGGTAAGATACTTTTCTATTAAAGATCCATAGGGTCCGGGTCCGGTATTTTGAGATCCAGGTGGGCGAAAGAGGAGGGTTACTAAAAGGTCCTCACATTCTTTAATATTTGCTTGCATTATAGAAACAAGCCTTTCGATTACTTCTTTAGATCTATCCGATAACAAAATCTCTACCCTGTATTCGACATGTCCAGACGACATCCCGGCCGAGGTGGGATCCATAAAAGTTATGTCTAGAATCCTGTTTCCATTGTTATCTGTATTCAATACTTCCAATCCATCGCCCCAACTAGCAACCTTTTTAAATCTGCTCGCCTGTCCTATGCCGCAGCTAACTTTCCCTACTGGCGTAAGCTGGTTTCCCTTGGGTGCAGGACCCGAAGGCTTCTGGTATATAACAATATCTTCCAGTCTCACTGTTGTTAAAAGGCTTTCTGTATTTTTTATCACTCCCTTTAGTTTAGTATTATCCTCTATAAATTTAGATATGTTAAACGAAAACATTCCATTGATGATAGATTGGCTATTTCTAGACAACTGAACCGGGGAGAGATAGGGGTTATCTGTTTCCTCAATATAAAAAGTTGGTGATACATTTGATCCGAGCGTGAGCACCCTATTGTCAATGACCTTAGTGTTGAGAATGGTTTGCGAACTAAGCTTCGGGTGCGCGCGTTGCACATGCTTGTTCCCAGCCATTAGCACCACGGAAGTCGTATCTCCCACCGGTGAGGAAGGTCCAATCCCCGTTGCAGCTGGGTGAGAATGGGGCACATAGCGCCCAGAAGACCTGTGTTTGTTATCCCCAACATCACTATCATTTTGATGGGTGGTCCAATCCGACGAATTAACATGCGGATGAATATGTTCTCCACCTAGAATAGAAGCCTCATTTTCGTGGACGGCACCAGGCCAAACAGATCCCGAAAGTCCATAACTGGGAACTGTTTCTAGGAGACTGTATAGTTCGGCAGTTAACGGGGTCTTGTTCTGTTCTAAAATTGTCTCCCGCACTACGTTACCGATCGTTATCAAGTTATTATGTTGGCGAAAGGCCGTGGCAACGATGTACAAAGATGGAGAGTTCGCTAAAGCAAGGGACAAGCCGCCATCTTTACCCCCGAAGGTGCGTACGATATCGCGAGAGTTAACATACTGTCCTAATTGAAGATCGACAGTGTCGCCCCGAATGAACTCCGACTGAGGAGAATTAAACATAAATTTATTCTTAGGTCCCGATGTTCGTATCAACTGTTTCAATTTTTGGTGATCATGGCACATCTCGGCAGCTTTAATGGGATCATCGGTGAACCATACGAAATTCCCAAATTTCACAATTTGACTAGTAAAAGATACTAATTCGCTGGACAGCAATACCGTCACGACGCGGGAGTCCATGCCATCAACAGTGACATCTTGGATATTTAGAAAGGGTATTGGTCCATGGAAAGGACCACTAGAAACTGTCATCAGTCACATGGCTCCGAATCTTCGGTCATGTACAAATCGCGGTTGAGGTTTAGTCTTGACGCATTTGTAAACACAGCCTTCTCTGGTATATTTAGTTCCTGTAATACATTTTGTGGAATTTCGTCGTCAACCAGAACGTTTATATAGTATTCCACGTTATTTTGCGAGGGCGGCACAAACACGGTGGGATTTTCTTGCATATATGCTTTAGGGGTATACCCTGTTGTGGATTGCGAAAGAGAGACTTCAATTTCAAAATTTTCTTTTTCAAAATCAGTATTTTCTTCTAAGATTTCTAGCACAAGGTAGTTTTCTCTCAGTGCCAAAAAAATATTACTATTTTCAAAGTAGTTACTAATCGCATCTGAGGTATATGCCCCCTGCTTAAAAAGTATTTCATAGTCTATGTTTATATCAAGTTGAGGTATATTGTCGATATAGTCATCGTCGTTGAGATATCTTTGAGACGAACTAATCTCAGGTGTTGACAGGACTTCCACTTGCCATGCAGGATTATAATTCGAGTCTAAGGAAGAACGCCCGAGGGGATACGCTGCCATCTTACCCTTTTCGGCATAAGGCTGCTGAGCTTTGAAAACAGCTACATTTTCTGCAGGGTCTGAGTTAGAATTACCAATTGCAGTCTGAAGGTTGTTTAAGAATTCAGTCACCCGAGTCTCGGCGGATGTGCGCGTAGTCATTATTTTTAATTTGGGGGTATCGCTTTGTATCCGTCCGCGAATGTCATTTTGGTTCTCCGTAAATCCGGAACCACTGACATCATACATGACGTCATCATCAAAAAAAGCATAGTAAGCAGGATTAAGCTTTCCCTGCGCTAGCAAATTTTTGCCATACTCAGTTAGTTTAAAGTCTAACACTTCTTCTTTTTTATTAAAAAATTCCATTAGAAGCTACCTGGTGGTGGATATTGCGTTGGAGGCGGAGCCTGACTGCCGCCGCCTTCATAGCTGGAGCCATAGTTCGTAGCCCCACCATAGCTAGCGCCCTGAGATGAAACCCCAGATGACCCTTTTGAAGAAGCCGGCAAATAGGTAGCCGGTCCTGCCGCGTGCTGGCTCTGTTGGGGGATGCTCGGTTTTGAAGAAGCTGGTGCGTAGGGGTTCGAAGCGGGGTAAGTGCTCTGTGCGGCGCCTTTGCTCGAAGGAATTGTGCTTGAGCCGGGGTAAGTGCTCTGTGCGGCGCCTTTACCCGAAGAAGCTACGTTGAAGACGCTCTGTGCTGCGCCTTTGCTCGAAGGAATTGTGCTTGAGCCGGGGTAGGTGCTCTGTGGTGGTGGTTTGCCCGAAGACCCAGGACCATAGTTGTTCCGCGGCGCACTTTGTTGGGCGACGTCGCTGGAAGCCGCCCCTTGGGGTCCACCGGAGCCACCTCCGCCCGTGTAGGCGGCGCCGTACGATGCTGCGCCGAAGTCGGCTGATATTACCGTACGGTCTACGTCCAGAGATTCAAGTTCGGAAATGTTCGCTCCTGCCTTAAGATCAGCTGATATATAATCAACTCCCTCTGTAATTTTTGCCAGTTCCACCAGGGAGAAATAGTCGTAGGGCCAGTTATAAGAATAGGGAGTTGTTATTCGAGGTTGGAGCGACGTAAGATCATTTGTCACTTGGGAGCGACGTACGAGTTCAAAATCAGATCTGGCGCGCTTCTTAACCTTAAATACCATCCACTCAATATCTTTATCTTTACTTATAATTGAATCGATCAACTCTTTCTCTTCTACGACAGCATTTTGAGTTTTAAATTCTGTTGCTATAGAGGGAGGCAGGTTCTGCCACATATTAGCTATGTCCGTCTGCGTGAGGTCTGCTGAGAACTCAAAAACGTACATCATTATTGTTTCAACCGTATCAAATCGAGTAAAATCAAACTTAGGAGGAAACACATACTTATCCATGGCGGCTCTTAGTGTGACCAAAGAAGGTGTGATTCTGGGGAATTTAATAAATTCTCTGACGTTGGAGTTGACACGGTATGGAACTGCGACAACAGCTTCTTCAAATTTTGCCTCTTTCGTTGTGGACCCAATACGCAGCGGAACTCCGGCTTGGAATCCCAAAATGTTCGCCAATGAGCCGGTAGGGGTACCTCCGGTTGGAGCCTCCACCGCGCTACCTAGCGTGGGATATGGGTTAATAATCGCGAACACCCCTTCGGCGGATCCAGTGGGGATGGACCCATATTGGTGCCACATACCACGAATGCCAGGGGAAGCTCCGCCGTAGTTGTGAGTCGCTGCGTTAACGACGTCGCCAAAGGGGGCAGAGGAGGCTGATTGCGCCGGGACCATGGCGGTATGAGCAAAATTAAGCACCGGTGTCTCCATTTTGGATTGCAAAAGCCACCGGCTCTTCTGGGTGACAGTACCGGGAGGGACTTCTGTCAGTCTCTCGAAAAGATTCCAAGAGCTGCTAACTTGCATCCTAGAGTAATAAGTGTCTGTGTTAATGCTCAAGGTGGAATAGAGGGATTGCCTATAATAGGTCACCGTAGTGTTGGCAAAAATTTCATCTATTGTGGGTACCGTTACTCCTGAGCCAGGTGTATATTTAAATGTAACTGTAGCTGGTGCACCGTAATAAGGAGGAGTAACATGCGCGGAAGAGCCACCATATGCACTAAGACTATCATTTAGAGCGACTTGACCAAAACCAAGCGGATTATTATACATCGTGAAATTCTTATGATCGGGCTGAGCCATGGTCGTCTCATTGCCGGGAAGCTTTGTTCGATAAAGTTCCAACGTCATCATATAAACATTGTCGGAGCTAACGGACTTAAAATTCTCTTCGCGGTCGGACTTAAAGTGGGCGAACTGATCCACGAAAAGGCTAGAAACTTCACTTAAAAAGTTATCTATTGCTAATTTATAGGTCGGCGAGCCTTGGAAGGTTGATAGATCCACGCCGACCTGTTTCTTTGTACCCGGGTTCAAATAAGCCAGACTTCCTGTTGCCGCCGTATCATAAATTACTCCGTTGGGGAAGGAGTTGACCCCGGGGTTGGACGTCCGGGGTGTTGATCCACTAAGGTTTGCTATTGTATCCACGTTAAAGAAGCTCTCGGGGTCATATAATGCTTCAAACGGAACAGTTTGCATACAATACTGCCCTGCTGGGGTTTCGGCATTCGGTTGCGGCGCGTACAGCATATCTCGGGTCGGGATTCCCACTGTACATTGGTGATCAGCGGTGCGCTGCCCCGCCGTTGTCCAAACGCCTCCCGTGGTGGCCGTCGGGATAGTAAGAGCCATGGGGGGTCCGTTGCTCGTATGGTTGCTGCCGGTGCCCCCATATGTAAGAACAAAATTAGATACTGCCAATCCGGATTTCACCGTATTATGCAAAATTCCAGGAGAGAAAAGGGGCTCCGTAACAATCCGGAAAACTTGATTCTGATTTGCCTCATAATCTGTCATTGCCGGGATGATGTTCGGACCATAAGACTGAGAGAAGATCGTTGCCAGTTCTGCTGTCCGTTCAGCAGGATAAAACCCCTTATAGGGCAAGAATTTTATTAGGGCATCGCAACTTAAAGTTACCTTATCTCTAATAATCTTGAGGGCACCAGATCTCTTTTCATAGAGATCGTCATCAACAATTTTAAAATACTTTAAGAAATCGGAGTTAGTATAGGTGGTATAGAATTTATCCTCTACACTACTGCTAACTGCCGCACCTGTTAATTCGAAAATATTATTCAGATCCGCGAGGAAGTTACTCTCGTGAGTATCAACATAGGTACTCATCAGTGGACTTATCCTGAATTCAGGTAGAATTGAATAGTCCTTTCCTATCGATCGGATTCTATCCGCATACGACTGGTAGGTCTCATAGGGGGGCTTGCCGAAAGTCTCGGCAGCAGTCCAGGGGGCGTCGCCCATGTATAGGGGATCCTGTCCGCCGGACCCTGTAGCACTAGCAGCCCAGCCGTACTGGGTCCTGTAAGCATAAGTCGGGGCAGCATTAATGTTTGTTCGCTTCGTGCCATCAGAGACCACAGAACAACTATACCTAGAGTACAGGTTCAGGAGCTGTCCCGCGCCGTCGGTGCCGAGAGCGGAGCCAGTGGTGGCAAAGTCAAGGTGAGCGTCAAGTGGCCAAATACTAGCTGTTGGAACGCCTATATTGGAGTACGCCCCGCCTAGAGAGCCAGAGTAAACAAAGGCACCGCTCAGTGAGCCCAGCGGAATGCTGCGATATTCTCTGTTATTGTTCCAAATATTATCAATATTGTATTCAGTCCTGCCGCGGATGTTCTTGCGATAAGCATTCTTTGTAGAAGGATAAATTCTCTCACTATATTTTATGAGGACACTGAGAGCACTGTCCATCGTAAAATTCTTAACAGAGCGATATGCATCTAGCTGGGTGAGGTCCACTTTAAGCCCGAGCCGCGTATTGAGTCCCGCATGAGAGAAGTGCTCTAATTCGTTGCCGTATGGTGTCGTCACAATAAGATTATTGGCGCTGTCGGAGTTAGTGGTGTTGTCTTCAAAATAAAAGTAGATAGGATTTTTACTATTCTCGACCGGAGACTCATAGTAATCTACAAACGTGTTTGGTCTGGTGGGGTGCTGAGCGGTACCAACTGAGTTGGTGAAAGGAACAGGATCAATGGCGACACCGATAAGATTGTTCTCTCTCATTTTCCTAACGACGGGGCGATCCATGCCGCGGATCTGTTTCCAAGTGGGGTTGCCATATGGTCCACCGCGGTTTAATATAAGAGCGTTAAGGTAATCATGCTCATTTACAAATGTAGGTGCTTCCCACCACACATTAGAGTTGATATATGCGTTTGAATAAGCACTTGAAGATAGTCCCATATCCCCTGAGGATCCAGATGTCAATTTGTTATCCGTTAAGATCACGGAGGAAGTGAGCACGGTAGTGCCATAGCTTGTAGCCAAGGTAGCTGCTACTGGAATTTTAGGATTTGATCCGTATACGTCCCATACTGCCTGATTCCGCATAGTGGCGGTGGTGGAGGTATCAGCGGTGGCGGTGCTATCTCCATAGTCGCTGTTGAACCGATACCAGGCAAGCAGGTTTTTGCGCATTGATGCTACGTTGGTAAGCTCAATTCGTCCGCCATTGTTGTAAAGGGCTTCAACCTCTTCGGCATTAAGTTCTCGGTTCCAAATTGCAGTATTGGCAAAATTCCCATAAAAGCCACGATCGTAGGCTTGGTAGGACGCGCCGCCGGCGATGATGCCCGTTATTCGATTAAAGAGGATTGGAGGAGACCCGGCAGTGGGAGCATCCACTGCTTTGGCGTAATATGAATCCCCGGATGAGAGAAGCCCGTTTAGGTATACTTTAAGGTCTCCCGCGGTTCCTCCTCCAAAGGTTGCAACAACGTGAGTCCAAACTTTAAGAGGAACACTCCCAGGTGGTGTTCGGATGACGAAGGTGCTGCCGCCGCCGTAAAGGAAGCGCCATGAAATCTGACTAGTCGACGTGTTGTCCCAGGAAAGGCGCCGTTGGCTCCCGTCGCCGAATTGGAACAGGCGTCCCGACCCGTCGGGGTTGTCTCCGCGGGGATATATCCACATAGATATGGTTATTGGGTTGATGGTGGAAGGATGTCCCCCGCCTATAAGATCGTTCCAGTCCTCGAAGTCGCCGCTCTGGCCTAGAGCGACGTAGCTTCCCGATCCCCCGACATTAGGTGTCGCGGAACTCACATAGTTGAACGGAGTAATCGCAGGGCTCTCAAATCCTAAAGTATGGGTTGTTAGGTTTACGTTGTCAATGATCTTGCCGCGCAAACCCACAAAGTCGCCGCCAACATAACCAATTGAGGCAGTCAACAATTGTGACATGGTGGAAGCGCTGGTGCATGTGGGAGTATCTAATCCGAAGATCGAGGTGCCATATGCCATGGAAGCTGTAACCCAAGCGTACTGTGCTTCTGACTGCGGGATAGCATGCTGGACATAGAGGTTATCATAGACTGACCCAGTTACGTTGCCTTCTGCCATGGCCGTCTGTAGTGCGGTGTTCTCCATCCGCCGGCGACGATTTCTGTTTGTCTTTGTCCATGAGGGGGTGATGGAATATCCACCTCCGCCGTCGATACGTGTGGTTCCCGGGGTGCCAGCTGATGGTTTCGTCACTACACCATATGCTGAGTCAATACCATAAGGGTCCGAATGCAATGTTGATAACTGATTGAGTCCGCGGTTCTTGCCAAGTTGGTCGACGACGCGGATGGAGCCCGCGATACTGGGGTCTGCGGAGGCAGAACCAGATAGACCATAATCAATAACTCCGCGGTTTCGATAGGGAGAGGCATTGTATGCTGACAATTCTTCGTGCGCAGGATCAAGATAGCCGCGGGAAAGTGTCTTATATTCTCCAGGAGCGCTGAAGTGATTGACGATGATAGTTTGATTCGAGTTTGAGCCGGCTCGGTCGGGGAGGGCGAACGCGTTTCGAGCCACAGAGTTCAGCGGGCCGAGAGGGGCGGTCGCGCGGAAACAGTCAGCAGGCGTTATATCCACCAGAGTTGGACTGCCGCCGGCTGTAAGATTTGCGTTACCCTTTTGATCCACAATGGTGGCGGCGGTGTCTGTTGCCCCATCTCCGCAGCGCCACCACATAATAAGATTTTCGGGGGAGGGCCCGGAATTGATCAAATCTAAAGTTCCGTTACCATAAATGGCACTCACTTGAACTGGGAGCAATATATTGTTGTAAAATGCAGCATCAGAAACATAGCCCTCGAAACCGGAAGATTTGTTATAGCCCAATGTTGGGCTTCCAGACCATGCCACCCGGGTGCCGACAGGAGTAGTTAATTCAGTAATAGCTACTCTCTCCCCATTAACATAGATCACAGGGTCGTTGCTCGTTGAACTTCCGTCATAAGTTATTGCTATATGAACCCATACGTCTCCAGTGGTTACTGCGGAATCTGTCCTCCAATCACCATCGTCGGTACTAAAGTCGGCTACGAACTTCAGTTTGCTACCGGCGGCGGCGGTCAGGATGCTAATATACGAGCCGGCTCCGGCCGCCCCAGCAACGAGGAGATTGCCCCCGTTGGTTATATCTTGGCAGTTTAACCAAAAGGACCACGTTTCTGCCGTGTTGGTGTTCATAGCAGACGGTGCCGAGAAGGTATAATAATCACCCCCATCTATAGATATTGCTTTTGTGTTTACTACGCGAGTAGATGTCAATCGTGATATGGGGAGCTGAGGAGTCAAAGCAAAATCAAAAGACTGATCTTGGAAGAATGGGTCGTTGATCATGCGACCACCAGTGCTAATAACCTGATAGTTCTTCTGGTAGTTGCCGATTGGATTATGAGTAATCGTTCCGCTCAAGCGTGTCCCCACCGAGGCAGTTGTCATCAAGATGTTCTTGATGTTTAAGGGTCGCTTGGCAGTTTCATCTCGGAAGCGCTGTGCAATGGGCACATCTTTGAGCCAGCCGAGGACAGTCCCAGCATCATTAGTTAACTCACTCTCAAGTGTGTCGCTGAATGGATAGTTGGGAGGGACGACACCCAGTGCACCGGCTTTCCCGGGAGCAATAGTTCCAAGTTCTAGCCGGAAGCCTTCGGCGCGGGTCGTCCTTGTGTCACTCCCGGCATTTGGTTCGGTGTGACGGAAGAACCGACCACCCACAAACTTCTCAGTAAACGGACCCTGGGCCGGGGTATCATGTGAATCCACAAAGTCATTATGAAGGTTGGTAAGCATGGTGCCAGACTTATAGGTTGTTACGACTGTAGCATTGTAGCCTGTCTCAACCGACGAGCTGTACATACTAAATGGAGCATATAAGTTACCATCAAACGCGGTTGTGGAATCAACTTCATCAATATTGATGGTGGGGTTCATTCCGAATCCTAGGCGTTGCTTAAAGGTGGGATAATATTCATCTGGCGAATCAATGAGTTCTTCGACACCTTCATTAAATCCAACCATAATGTTAATTGGAACATTAGATCCCGATACCATCGGACCATAGGGGCTGCAGTGAGCAAACGTATAGTTGGGCTTATTATTGGGCGGACGGGCAACACCGCCGAAGGTCACATATCCTTCTGCCCCAAATTTAACAGGTGTGTTAACACTTCGATCATACGACTTCTTGATCGCGGTTAACAAATCTTTGCGGACCGTGTTGGATGCAACAGTGGGCTTGGGCTCGGCGCTTCCGGATCGGTACCGTTGCCAGTAAATGTTTTTGTTGCGCCATGCCATATCCAAGATATGTTGTGCAGCTGGGTCGTAGGGAGAAACAGCTGGAGGAGAAACAGATGCTATAGCGGCTGACGAGGCGAAAGCATTAGGGGTTCCAGAAGGTCCGCCTACAACCTCATTGCTCATCGCCCCATTATAAGTGTCACCGGTGCCGGAGCCAAGCTTCCACCAGGACAGAAGATTACCAACACACGATGCGAGGCTTAAGTTGGTACGTTCTCCAGAGGCATAAATCTCGGTCACTTCGGCACTAGTGAGTTCTTTGTTCCAGACAGCCACATCACACATATATCCGTCAAATGAGTTATTACTGAGTCCTGAGCCGGCGGGCTTGGCGCCTATCGTCACGCCGCGTGCCCCCAAATCCATTGTGGTCCAATTGACAACAGAATCAGCGTGACTGTAGGGCATGTCGACACCCCCATTGATATACATATTTGGAGTGTCTCCACCGGTTCCATTAATGGCAGCAGCTGGGATCGTAAGGACAACATTATACCATGTCCCGAGGTTCAATCCACTGCTGCGTACGTTGGTGCTATTGGAAACAGACCACCCAGCGGTATGGACCTGGACATACACGGATGGTTTTGTCGCGACGTCGTAAAGAAACATTTGTATGCCTTGATAGTAGGGGTACGACGTCTTAATCATTCCGAGATTAAATACCTGTTCCGTGCCGGAAGCGAAGCTGCTTATATTGAACCAAAAGGATACGGAAACACCGTTGGTATACGCATCAGCTAAATCAGTCTGCCACTGTGCAGCAGTTCCGGCTGTGACATTCGTGTCATCGGACTCATCAAACAATAATGATTTAGTTGGACCGAGAGAAGTCTCTCGTATGGGGGCATGGAAATGCTTCCAGCTGTTAATCTGAGGAGTTCGTGATGATCCAATTTGTCGTTTGGTTAACGAGGTGTTGGCAAACAGAAGAGATCCCTGAGGGAAATCATCCGGTGAGCCCATTGCAGTGCCATCGCCTCCGCCCTCGACGGCGCCAGTGATGTCGTTTCCTCCCTTCCTTTGAAGGATTGGAAATTTATTCCGGTACTTTGGTCTTTCCAGAACATGATTTTCTACCATAGTACGGACATTATTCGAGAAATCTGCGGATGCTGGTACAAGTTGTCCTAACATTAAAGACAGAGAGCTATCGAACCACTTGTAATACTCATAAAACTTCTCAAAATCCAACTCTTGATTGGCAACGTTTTCAAAGAATTTTTGCCTCATAAAAGCAAGTTGTTTATATTCTGGTCGGTATTGCTCTACAACATCTCCGATTAAGTTATGAAAATCTTTTAGATTAGCAAATGAATTGAGGATCTCTTCGGAGATCACTTGATACATGCTCTTTTCAAAAGCGAAGTAATAGTTTACAGGGCGGCTTTCTGTAGTAAAGACATCTTGTTCCTGTGCGTTTAATACTTTAACCATGTCTTCGGCTCTGACATTCTCAGGAAGGTTGAGCTTGGAAGAAATCACAAAGTCTTTATCGATGGACTTTGTCGAGGATGGTAAGAAGAAGGAGCCACTAGCGGTGTACTGCTTATTAAGAATGCCTCCTAGACTTCCGAACCTAGTAAAGTCGGCAGACCCGGAAGATAGATCGTCGACCATAAAGGTTCCGCCGGCACTAGAGCCCGTGTTTGTTAGGAACTCCCAGTTGAACACCAGCGTATCATATTTGGTCACATCTCCATAAGAAGCAGACGTATCAAATTCAAACGCATATAGATGGGGCTGTAATGCACCATAATTTTCCGTATCAAGAATATGACCCCTCAATGCTTCATCATCAACATAGTCTAGCCAGTAGCGGCAAGCGTTCACCTTAACATCAGTCATATCTAGGACGGTAGATCCCGTGAAGTTAGAACGATGGGCTCCAACAAACACTCTCTTGCTGCCAGTCACGAAAGAAGGTCTAGGCGCTGTAATACTAGCAGAAACTGTAAATTCCTCTAGGATAACGCCAGCTTCTGCTTGAATACCATGGAGTTCGACTACGTAATTGCTGCTTGCACTATTAATCAATCCCTTCATCGGGTAAGTTTCTGGCTTTATCCGTACGGCAAGATTCCATCTCGTATTGTTGTAGACCTGTTGATAGAGGCTACTCGACAACTTCGGGATATAACCCCCCGTTGAGCTAGTCAGAACAAATTTTACATTATCTGAATATAGTTCGTCGCGGACAGCATAAACTTGGAAGTTAACGGTGTCGTCCCCAGGCCAAGTTGTTTTGGTCGCGGACAGTGTGGTGCCGTGGACACCAAACAATGAAGAACTAATTATATTAGTGTTCACATACGACGGTGAGTCCTCTGATATTTTAAGGGGAAACAGCACCTCTGTCTCTAGCGTGGTTGCAAATCCCCCGGTCAAACTAGAATTAGCATCAATATAACTAACTGAGTTGGAATTGGTAGGGTCTGCATAATTGTAAACTGTAGCTTTGGTGTTGTCGCTGTTATTGAAGTTGACAAATTTGTCAGCCACTACAACGTTGCGGCGATTGTTTTGTAACTCGTAAGTAACATCATTCGCGTACATATTAATTTTGACGAGTTCGTCGTCAATACCAAAGCAGCGAATTAAATTACGGAATGACTTTTCGGTTCCCTTAGACTTATAGATATAATTGAGGTTGTTATAGATGTTTTGATAAATAATATTCTTGATATCGTGAAGCGACTTTTCATAAACCTTGTCTTCACTGCGATCCAATAGCTTCTCAAGGATGTCAGCATCCAGGAATAAGTCCGGAGCGACCAATCCGTAATTAGATAAAAGTTTCTCAGCAAACGGGAGCGGCTTCTCAGCGCTTCCGCTCAAATAACGGATATCTTTAAGCTTATTTAGGCTCTCTATTTTTAAGTGTAAGCTATCAAAATAACTAGACAATATCTGTGTTAGTTTTTTAACATCTCCGGAGCCTTCCTCGTCTTCCTCAGAAATCCAAGAAGGAATAGTTTTGAACAGCGAGGCATTATTGTTTACATCATAAGTCGAGCCAGATAACTGGAGCTGTGTACTTAGGAGTTCTACACGAGGGTGGAAAGAATAGATAATTGGATCTTCGAATTCTCGGACAGCAGCGCTGGAGGATATTATCGCGGAGCCGGTGTTTCGTGAGTTCGAAGTATATCCGGTCCAGGCGCCATTAGACCAGCGTCCAGAGTAATCCAGAACCACGCTATCGGTTGCGGCTCGTCCAGTAATACCTTCATTAAATTTAAAGTAGACGCCTAAATTAACATTAGAAGATTCTTCGGTAGTCGTAAAGGGTACTGGGTCAGTATTAACGCCCCCTCCTACTTGGGTAAACCAAAAGCGACCGATCTCTTCAGATGATCTCTGTGTCTTCCAGTACCGGAATTCATCGAGAGACGCCGAGAGCTTGCCGTCAGCAGCTTTTGTGGAGCTAGGGGTAGTAGTTCCTGATACAGCGGTTACAAGCGCTCCTACGTACGCTCTGAGCGCTGTGCTGTCGACATCATTTATGCCGGTAGAACCTAGGGTGGATTCTTTGTCTAGGGCGCCGTTGACATAAAATCTTGTGGTTACTCCGGCTGATGCAGACTTAAGAGTTACTGCGTAGTGCTGCCAGGTATCGTTCCCCACCGAAGTACTGGTGATTGAGGTGCTGGAGATGTTCTGTCGGTAAAATCCTGTAGTTCCCGACATTGCTGTGAGCAGGAACGGTGTTGATCCATCTGTTAGGTTTCCCGTAAGCTCCAGCCGGAAGCGTGCATAATCAGCAGAAGACGAGTTCTCCCCGTTCCATAAGTCAAAGATGACCTCGCGGGGAGACTCTTCCAGGAAAGCACTCTTTTTAAGCCAGAACTCTAGAGATGCTCCATTGCTGGCCAGGTTTAAAGAAAGGTTAGATCCTCGATTTTTGGAGGGCTCATAATAGTTGGAGCCCGTAAATTGAATAGTATAGGGAGCTTCCTTTACCTGATGGGGATTGGGTCCGCCTTTTACATAAATATATTCAGGGGTTGCGGGAACGCCATAACCATCAACAAGGTTGCCCGTTCCCCAGCCGTCAGCTGAGAGGATAACGTATCCAGTTGTCCGAGGATATCTATTTTCAAAGACATACAGATCAATGTCAATTGACTCGTTATGCCATTCGCTCCTTTCGCGGAGGGACCCATCATAGGGGTAACCTTCATAGATTCTTTTGAGCGCTTCGTTATAATACTCTTCTGCCGATCCCCAGCGCGCAAAGTTCTGCGGCTTTGAAAAATCAACACGAGAGATAAATCTCTCTTCTTGAATCAAATCTTGCTCGTGGTAGCCAGCGGACTCGACTTGCGAGGCTATCTCATGAGCAGATTTGTTCGAGAGAGACTGAATATTTTCTGCTACTTCAAAATATTTCTTTATACTCATATGCTAATTATTCTTCAACTCTAAATTTAAACGCTTGAGGTTGCTCCTGCCAAGATCCTATGCTGTCGTTATAATAGGATAATCTAATCTCATACATGTAGTCTGCCTCCAGCAAACTCATATTTAAATCAAAGTAGTTTCCCTCCTTGTCGTAAGATAAGTAAGTACTCTTTTCTGAGCCCGTGCCGTAAGGAACGGCATCATAGTTATCAATTATGCGACGAATATTAAATGACGCGCTAGGAATAATATCCGTAGGGTTATTTGCAGTCGCAACGGTATAAACATTCGGGCTCCAATTCCTATCACGAACAAAAAACCTAAAGCGCGCAGTGTCTTGCGGGGAGTATTTCTTTTTTAAGTTTTTACATGAAGTGATACGATTAAAAGTCGGCGCAGAATCATAAGTTGGAATCAACTCAGGATAGATTGAGCCGGTGAAGAACTCAACGCCGCCGCTGTGCCATACATCATGCACGGCCAAAAGACGGGTGGAGGCAGCTGTGAGAGCTAGTTGAACGGTGTACAGACCAGCACTTGAGTAGCTAGCTGTGGCATTTAGATGATCGGCTGTAACAACACCGCCGCCGACGGGGAGCTTAAGTTTTGAGCCAGAAGGAACACCATTAACCGAGCTAGAATAGAAAGATACGAGCAGGTCGTTGGTTCCAACTGCGGGGATATTCACGAGCCGTCCGCGAATCAAGTTATATAAATGAAGCTTATTAAGATTATCTGCAGCTGGTGCCAAGGAACTAGAATAATAAAAGTTTTCGCGATCATCTTCAATCCGAGAATCCCAGCGCGCTTCAATCACGGGGCGCTGGAAGAAGAACTCAGTGGAACGAGAAAAGAATTTTTTAGTGTAGTATGACTGCTTAGCCCCAACTGTATTTTGAATAACGCTTCCGCTATCGGTACCGAGGGAACTAGAGAAGTAAGCTTCTTGGCTAGCTGTTAAGCGAATACCAAATCCATAATTATTGAACTCATTGGATGCTGCGATCCATCGCTCCATTATCTCTGAGACATTCACCTCTAGATTTTCATATCCTTTGGGGAAGGAGACATTATAATTGGAGGCAGTAAGATAATCTCCTCCTTGGGAGGTCCAATCACCAGCCAAAGTGGGTTTCCCCCAGTTCGCCTGTCCTAGGTCTTGGTATTCGTCCATGTCTAAGCCAGTTCCTTCATTCCAGGACTGAGAAACAGGTGCAACTATTAAATTAAAGTCCTGAGGCAGTGTGAACGGGGTCCTCGCATTATACATCTTAAGATAAAACTCAACGCTACCAGAGGCTGGGATTGTTCCCGCGGTACGGTCCGCGCTAATTACACTTACCGGGAACTCAATTAAAATGCGTGACAGTTCTTGAGATTGTCCGTTAGACCCGGATTCTTGTCCATAAATAGAAAAAACCTCTAAAGCATCAGCATAGCCCATATTGGATCCGGAGCCCCGGGTAACCAGGTTGGCTTCGTAAGCATTTGTGATTGTAGTATCAGCGCTAGCTGTGTACCTTAATATAGCCATTATTGAATAGATCCTTTGATATCGACGTTGGGGAACTTAAGTTCAAAAATAATATTTTCTTTGGCAGCAATTCGGCGACCATCAGCTGATAGGTTCTTAGTGAAGCTATAATCAAGATTAGAGTAGGTCGCGCCAACTTTGCCCTTAATCTCAAGTCCCACGACGTCAATAACTCCCTTAACTTTCTGCAAAACTTTATAGAAATCGACCAGCTGTATGTTCTCCCCAATATCATACTGATTGTTTTGAAGCCAATTCCGCAGAGCAACGTTTGCCCTGTTGATAACATCAAAGCGGCTTGTGTTTAGATCAATAGCCACACGATAGTCAATACCAAAGTTAACAATAGATGCGTCGAGGATATCGACCGTATCATTGATTATTTTATACTGTAGAAGCCATGTTTTTAAATTGTTTTTAAGAGTCTGGTTCGGGGTCACAAGCTTATCGCTGCTATCTGAAGAGATCACATAAATATTCAAGTTGCGCTTAAGCTCGTCAAAGTCTCGTGCGACTGCGACTCTTTTGATAGAACCAAACTTAGCTGGCATGCCATAACATATCGCCTGATAGTCCTGTACCGTGACGGCTCGATTTTGAGCGGCATAAAAGCCGAAGACTCGCTGTTTAATCTCTTCTGATGAGGGGAGTGAAATATCCCCCACGAAGGCTTCATCATTAGTTACTTCTATAGACGACATAACGGTACTACGAGTTCTGGGCGCCAGAGATCCCTGTGATGTGAATCTAAAGGACGGTCTATCTACATTTATTATTGTTCCGACCCCAGAGTTTACATCGTTAATATTATTTACGCGGTAACCTATGCGCAGCGTAGTATTAGCTGGTGCGATTCCAAATTTATCAGTACTAATAAGCTTTGTGGGATCAAAGTCGACATCAGTTACATAGGTTCTACCATGAAGGTCTAATACTAGGTTAGTCGGGTCGACTACCGAGTCAGAAAGTAATTCAGAGTCGGAACCATAACCAAACTGAAGGAATGCTGTGTCTGCTTTGTACTCCACCGTAAAGCGGCGAGATACCGGGACGGCTTTCATGATGCTCGCCACCGTTCCGTTGGTCGAAGTATTAGGATTCTTAACAGCCTTATAGATAACGTTCTGCGACAGATTGTCCACTTCGTAGTACTCGTGACCTTCAAGATCAGTTACCGAAATTACCTCTGCTACGTTTTTAGTGGCCAAGTTAACGGTTAAGAATCTCTCAAAATTCCCAACATCCACCTCTCTAAAGCTTACTTGTCCAGAACATGCTCGACCTTGAGCCCGGATGACATAATTCGTAACATTATCGGTCGTATTATCGACATTTGCCACCACCACTTGATTGGTCGGACGAGCAAAATCTACATCTTCTAATAACGTATAAGTTCCACCACCGGTTGAGGACATGACGCTACCAGCTTCCAATGTGGGGGCATATGACAAATCAGGTCCGGCAGTATCAGTGGAGCTGGGGATCTGGATGTAGAAGGTTAGGACGCCAAACGAGGACGGGCTCGGATTTAACTTAAAGCCCATCTGTCGGGCTAGTCGGATTACGTTATCATATTCGACCGCGGTTTCTAAAAAGCTTTCGTTGGCTTGATAATCCAGGTAGAATGAGAGAACATCGCCCACGTATGAGACAGTATCCAGCATGAGAGAACCAAAAGATGCCCGATTAAAATCCTTGTAAGTATCTGGATAGTATCTTTTGGCGTAGTTTTCTAGATCTTTCCGAATTGAGTCGAAGTCTCGGCTAGTATAATCAATGGGCTGTAGTTTTTTGGGCATAATGGTTCTCTGTTAATTAGTTGTTTATGTTAATTTCGAGCAGGGTCTTCTCCTGAATCGGCGTGATTGTAAAAAAGATAGCAACCGACATGGTGTTGGGGAAGAGGTCGGGATTGTTTTCTGGCACTCGAAATATAATATTATCTAATGAAATATAGGGAAGGTAGATGGAAACTTGTTGAGCTATGTTGCCCTTAATTTCTGAGTACGTGTCCGGTGCATTGTTTTCGAACAAATATTTTCGCAGCCCGACACCAAACTCCGGGTACATGATCCTCTCACCAGGAATAGTGAGTATCAACATCTTTAAATTTTGTTGGGCTAACTCCTGAAATGTTGTGTTAAGGTCATAGGGACCAAAAACATCACTAACCGAGAGAGGTAGTGCTACTGATAATCCAGATCCTTTCATGGCGTTGTCTCCTCAATAGCAATTTCAGCCTCCTCACAGTCAGTCGGCTCTGTGCTATCACTGGCATTGACTCCCCCCGATCCAAACGGAGAGTTAATGTCAAGGTTAATATCTACATCTGACTGTGCGTCCCAATTAATTAGTTGCAACAGAAGATAAAGAAACCCTAAAGGTGTCGGTGGAATCATATACATCCCCATGCCGGTTCCTAAAAAGTCAACGCCATCTATACTAATACGTGGAAATAGGTTAAGCGGCTGAGGGTCAATGATCGGGAACCCGGGAGGGTTTTGTAGCAGATGGTTTACCACACAGAGAATGGCTACGAAAAGGTCGCCCGCGTCGGCGCCGGGGGCAAATGGTGCGGGAGGGAGATTCGGATCCGACGCTAGCGCCTCCTGGTACGCCGGATCATCTTCGCTGAGAAGGTCCTTTTGTGCTAGAACTGCGCTAATTGCGTTAAAGGCAGCTCCGGTTCCCGTTTTAATCATTTTTGTAGTCGAAACGTGGGGATCTATAATCTCTAGTATTCCCTTTAATATGTCAATAGGAGTTTTAATAAGCATCTTCAAAATAAAGTCGCGAGCCATGCTCTCGGGATCAATCGTGCTCATCGAAACGCTGCTATTTAAGGCATGATTGGAGGCAGCAGTGCGCCCGAGGCGCGGTGTTCCGTCATATCTATCGTCTCCTCGCAAGATCGTTTCCATCATACCTAGAACTCGATCCTTAGTTGATGCCATGGTGGTCTCAATTGCAGGAAAGTAATGATCAGTTAAATAAAAGTTTTGTATTATCGGGACGATTCCAATGATTTCTTTATTAAAAACTGTCGAAAAATATTGCTGGTATTTAGGATCGGCAATAATATGGGCCATCTCCTCCGGGGCTAAGCTCGACGGCACAAAAGGGACGGGGTTGAGCACGGAAGAGAAACTCTCCACCTTATACTTTTTTACAACTCGATTGCGAATCGCACCTTTCTCTGAAGTGTTAAGGGCTCCATGCGCGACGCCATTTTCATCGAGAGCTGCTTCGGCTTGAGCCCACAGGGCTGCGACTTCTGGTCCAAAGTCAAAATCTTCCACATCAAATAATTTAATAATATTTCTCTTGTCTTGCTTCGAGGTGTTGGTTCCTTGATAGAGTGCAGCGCCACCATCGCCGCCGAGCTTATCTACATACATCCAAAATGAGTATTGTATTTTAGTTCGGTTCCAAAATTCAAGGAAAGGAAAATCGGTGCTGTTTTTAGCGCGGGTTCCAATCACATTTTTAGTAATCAAAATTCGTGACCGGTCATTAAGGATCTCTTCTATTTTTTCCAAAGCAGCATCTCGCTTCTGCCAATGCCACCGAGCTTCTTGAGGAACAGGGCGGGGATGTACGGGACCGGGCTCATCTTCGTCATCTTCGTCCGAGAAGGGGATGGCGTCGCGGCAGTCGGGGTGCAGTACGTGAATAGGATTGTTGCAATCAACATCGCTGTCGCCACTGGGAGCTCCTTCGCTGGAGGCTCTTTCTTGTTTTCCGGGCAATACTAGATGGGCGTCTCTTTTAAGTGCACCAATAGAAGCTTTACTATCTGCTGGGGATATTCCTTGTAGTACGGGCATCGAAGATAGAAAGATTTGATCCTGGGTGAGTTGATTCTGTGTGGGGAGGGCTTTTATTATAGCATTTGAGACCGGTCCGGGATCGGTAGTCGTTCCCATGGAAGCTTGGATCCTTATAATTGCTAGATAATCGATAATGTCCTCGAACGTCGCTGTGGTCGCCTTTGACAGGGCTACCTGCGGTTCGGCTTCGGCTCGAAGAAAGCGGGTTCCCAGAGGAAAAACAACATTCCCCTCATTATCCAGTATGCCGCCCTGGTGGACTGTAATAGGTCGTATCATCTTTTTATTAAACAGGTCGATCAAGGAGTTCTTTATTTCTATAATCGTACCCATTTCTCCAATTCCCTCAAAGTAACGGGTCAGAGAGCCGAGAATCTCATCTCGCATGTACGAAACAATAAATTCGTTAGCGAATACTTCGTTCAGCTGTACTGCAGAAAAAAGGAATATATTTTTGATCACAAATTCTGCTACGTGAACCTGAACCAAAAGAAGATACATAGCATATTTCATAACACTGCGCATGCGTGTGCGGGGAGGAACTGTCGCATCTGTACAAGCTTGTTGCATATATTCTTGCTGAACTTCGTTGAAAATGCCCTCGACATCAAGTAGGTCAGCTGACGTTCCCGGTAGGCAATTTGAATTATCGTGGAAAAAGTTTAGTTGCTGGAGGGCGGCGGCAGTAAAAACCCCATTCTCTACATAATATTCAAATACCTGATCTGTTAAAAGACCATAAGCATAGGGAAAAAAGCGCGACTCTGCTAGGTAGGGGTCCGTGAGCCACTCGGTGCCCTGCTGGGAGTCGGGATCAGTGACCGCATCAACAAACTCATCCAAATTTAAATGTAAATTTGAGCCGGCTAAGGCTTTGGTCGTTTCTTCTGCCATGGCGTCTTCTAATTGTTCTTCGACGTCGGACTCAAGAAGATCACTTAAGCTAAAGTAAAGAGGGGTCGGCTGATTAGTGTTCTCGTAACGAGGATATCGGAGTACAATGCGTTGTTGAGAGCTTGCTTGGTGAAACTTGGGAAAACTAAGCTGTATTTTAAACACCGCGTCGGGGCTATTGAACATTGTATAATAAGAATATAGATGATTAGGAATCTGGAAAGTCTTTGACGAGACTCCGCGCTTAGCTTTTGTAATATCAATATAATCTGAGAATCTCCTAAAGAATTCTTGATTAAACTCATATGTTGTAATCATGGGTGTGTTTGGTGGGAGAGCCGCTGCAGTCTGCAGCTTGGTCGCGATGCCTTCGAAAGCACCCTGAACCTCAGGGTCTCTTAAAACATCTATGATCCCGTTGACAGCGTTTCCGACATCCCGAATCTCGGGATTTAAAAGACCGGGGGTATCAAGTAAACACATTTCTATCGCATCTCGGATTGGTCCTGTAGCATCAGCAATGTCATTAAACCTGTCTTTGATGGCATTGAGGGCGGCGCTGTCGGGATTGCGCGCCCATTCCTCAGGGGTTGGAGAGCCCGCTCCGAAACTGGCTGCTGCCTGCTCATAGGGGCTCAGTGGTCCTGGACCTCCTAGCGTGGCCTCCAATAAAACATTCTTTATAGCGTCGGTTGACGAGATAAACTGCATCTCCACAAATTCAATAAGATCGCTAAGAGTTTCTGGAACAAGTCTTGTGATAACAGGATCATTAATAAAGTTTTCGGCATCCGGGCAATCAAAATTATAGATGGGAGGAGCGTCATCAAAGCCATTCTCGATAAGATCGAGCAACTCTTCAATATTGTTTTGTTCTTCAAGCGACAGCTGGGCTAGGTCGTCTTCTGTCAGACAGATGTTATTTTGGTTTAGATAAATTAAATCATTAATAATCTCGTTGCAAAGCTCACTTACGTCTGCCATGGTAGAAAGTATACTCCAGAAATCTGCTACCTGGGAGAGGTCAGATAGATTGGCAGATATGCAGGGAGTAGGGTACGTTTCGTTAAATTCAGCTATACGTGTAAGGAGACCCTCGGGGAGTGCCAAATCCGACTGCATCAACAAACAAATATCTATTGACGACAGTATCCCGGAAACATCATTTAGATAGGTAAGGATCTCCTCTCCGGAACAGCCAGTCAAATCAATAAGGTTGCCGAAGGGGCTATTTTCATCATTGCCGAAGCCAAATGGAGAATTAGAGTTAGGTCCGACAATAGTGGGACCAAGCAAGTTTGGGATGTCAACAGAACCAAAATCTTCCGCGCGTGGGTTGCGAATGGTACAAGCTTCCTTTAAAAGCTGGGTCAACTGTTGAATGAGAGTTATAAGAGCTTCAGAAATCGAACTAAGAATTGCGTCGAGTACTACTTTCCAGAGATCACCCTTGATCGAAAAAATCTTAAGTAGCGGCATCTCCAAGTCAAAAGCAAATCGTGTATTGTTTTCCTCTGTCGACCTGTATGGCTCGTTAAGCTCATCTTGTAAAACATCTCCGATTGCGTTAGTGATGCGTTGTATTTCAAAGTTTAAGCCGAAAGTCAAACAAATCATGGCTTCTCTGGCTAATGCCTTTAGTCCAAACTTCTGCATAATCTTGTCGACGGCAGATCCGTCTTCGAACAGGGCTAACGGTCCAAATTCCAACGCCTTTCCGATGGTGTCGGTTACATCTACTCCGGTTTGAAGCTTTTGTTTTTTCTCTTGTTGATACACTTTCTCAAATAATTCAGGATTTTGTTCAACAGAATGCCGTAATGCTGCTAGTTCATCATCAGTAAGGGCTTTTATTCCTTGCTGAAGGTCTTGATCATCGGTGGGGTCTAGGTATTTGAGGCGAATCGCTTCTTGAATAAGAGCATCGCTGTCGGTATTGGGATCATTTTCAGTGGGAAACGTGAACATCTCTCCGGCGGCTTCGTCACGAGGGGTTTGCAGCGCCATATCTGATATAAAATTAAGCATTCCCATGGGGCGCCCTGTTGCGGCGGCGTTTCTTTCCTGTTCAAGGATATCATCCACTCTTCGCAGGATTTTTAAAGTCATCTGGTCGCTGAATATTTTTTTATACTTCATCAGTGAGAAGTACCCCACCTTAACAAATTCAACACCCGGGGTGGCATCGGCTGCCACATATGTCATAGCGGTGATAGCTATCCTTGTGGTAGTATTAGTAAACACATTTAAGGGATCAGGAGGAGGAGGGTTGTCCGGGGCATCTGTTTTGTTAGAGAAGTATAAAGTAAGAACATCTCCCTCCGTATAGCTAGTCTGATGTTGTCCGCCCTGCTGTACTCCCTTTAGATCTTTGGCTAGTCCTTTTACAATTAGAGCCAGGATCTTCGTAATAGATGTAGAAAGAAACCCAAAATCTACTCCCGACACGTTAACGGCGCCGCCATAGTTTTGTTTTTGTTCCTCAAACTTATTCATGAGGGCGCCCATACTATGGGCCGTCGTACCAAGCGAACTTAGTGCTATCTCTGTAACCCCGTTGAGGTCCTGGCTGATATTGTTCTCCTGATTAAAGAACAAGAGATTATCTTCGAAATCGGGTAGTGCTGCAGACATTGCTACCCGGAATTCTCGCATGGACATTTCAGCCTCTAATTTAAACAGAACAAATTGTTTAGTATTTGAGGGGGGTCTCAACGCGTAGCCGGGGTTCTCAATACTGATGACACCCTTGAGCGTTTCTCGCAGATCATTGTAGACAGTTTGATCGCCATCGAAGTCAGGATCGCGCATATTGCGGTAGAACTCTGGAAAGTAATAAGTAATGTACTTATTTACCGCTTTTTCTATCTTTTGCTCCGGAGTTGTAATATCCTTATTCAGGCGCAGCCGCAGCCATGAGATATTCCCCTCTTCGAAGGGAATCTTAATAGGTTCATCATAAAAAGTTTTATTTAGATTTACTTGTGCAGGCATAATTTAATTAGTGTTGTTGTATCTACTCAATATATATTGGCTTTTGCCATCCTTTTCAGCGGCAGCGCCGCCCGGAGTCCGTAAGTGATTAGTGTCCACATTGTTTAAGGTTTGCATGTGGCTGTTTAATTGCAACTGAACATTCGTGACTGTGTCAATTAAGGACTCAATACCATCTGGAAAGATCCCTTCAAAATCTGGTGCCGTGGAGTACCCAAAGAACGGAGAGCGGTGAGTGTGTTTGATGACTGCCTTCATGAACATTCGGTTATACTCTAAATAGTTATCAAGGAGGGTACTAAGATCATGAACATTTTTAATAATTTGTTGGAGGCACGATACCAAGGAGTCGCCTTTTACGAGCGGTTGAAGATCTTTATCGTCGTTCAGGGCTATTAAATCAATACCATAGTTCCCTACAAAAGCGTCTCCCAGGTTCGCGCCTTGGGAATTTTGGCTGTCGGTACGTGTGACCAGCTTAATATTCTCTCTGGCTATAAACCGCAGGGTGTCTGCCTTCAAAGCCACTGTACTACGCGGTGATGACTTACTAGTATTACCCACGCTTCCCTCAACCAACCCAAAGTACCCATCGGGATCTGATTTCTGAGAGATATACACTCTTGACGCGTCTAGTTTAAAGTTGGGGTCTGAATTTATATTCTGTCCGTCGGCTGTTCGCTTTGCGGCACGGTATCCCATTCTGCCAGCAACTATATCAATGGCTGCACAATGGGTGTTCTTCCTGCCGCCGAAGCCTGAAAAAATATTGCTCGGACGATCCAGTCCTAGAACTATTGACGAGTTGCCGTTGCGATAGACGGCATCCCCGGTCTGAGGGATATATGAAGGGGTATCGAAATTTTGTCGGTTATTCTGTCCGAACCCCAAATAGCGCGCCTTTTCACCTGGCGTCCTCTTCTCAAAACTCTCCCTCTCTGTGTCAGACATCAGGTTTAGATCTATGGCATCTGTTGCTTTTTTAAGGAATGATTGAATGCTTATCTTCATTTGTTATTTTCTCCATTCTCACTTATACGCCAATGTAACGACTTATGTATATACATGAGGTGTTGTTAAGTCAATACTGGCATCAGCAAGACCGGATGAGTTCCAAGGTCTGCCCGGTGCGTTCATCCCAGGTAATACAGATTTGATATTCTTCCAGGTAATATGCCAGTGTTCGTTCGTGACATTAAAAACAAAGTTATAGTCTGCCGCAAACTTATTAAGCCACCGAAACTCTGGGGATCTATCCCCTCTGCCTTTTGTCCAGTCTGATCTGACTAAATCAATTGCTGCTCCCCAGCCATGATTTGATGTTCCAGGGGTTGCAGCCTTTCCGATCTTGCGTCCGGTTGCGCCGGCGCGCTCAGATCCCTGACCGCAATTATGTCCCGGGCCAGCTCGAAGCATCCGGACGCGGACCTGGCTCGCATACGTCCGATAGCCAGAACCTTTTAGTTGTTTACCAAATTTCACTTTGTACGCGTCTGCGAGTTTTAAAAAATCTTCCATAACCGGGGGCAGTGCTTGGACGCCAGAAGCAGAATCGGTGGCTAGCATGCCTGTATCTTCTAAGGACCCATTCGAAATCACTGTACCATTCCACTTCGAGTATCTCGGGTCTGATGATTGCCACGTGTCCGTCCTTTGTCTTTTGTGGTTCGACCATGGGCAGTTGCCCGGGTCGTTGGCATCCTTTGCCCAACCGCCCAGTGGTGCTGGCGCCGTCTTTCCACCGTTTCGAGCTGGTGCGGACCCGCCTTCTCCGCCGCCTGGGGAGCTGGCGCCGCCTTCTCCCTCAAAGGCGACCGGCTCTTCACTACACCAAACGATGGTCGGATTTTTAAAATTAACAAGGTTCTCGAATTCAACGTGAACTACAGACCCAAGGGGTATGGGATCTTTGGCGTCGAGTCCGGTGGCTTGGTAAACGTCATAATAGGTAAAGACAACCGGGTCTTCAAAAGAAAGAGGAGCTGGTCGACACTCAATCTCGGGTATGTATACTTTATACACATTTACTAAACCGTCGCTAGTCCAGCTCTTTACTTTGTCCCAAGCGCGCTGCATTCCAGTACGAGCATATGCACTTAAGATATCTTCTTTGGTTCTGGCTGCACCTGGCTTTTTTTGAGAGCAATGCATTACAATCCCAGTCATTGTATTGCCGACGCCGGACATGGCGCTCGGTTGGTAGGTCTTCTGAATTGCTGCCTTAAGATAATCTGTGCCATTCGAGCGCCGGCGGTCTACAGAATTGCCGGCTCCCTGGTCGCTACAATTATTTAAAAACCCAAATCCTAGATCGGAGAACTTAAGCTTATTTGGATCACTTGTCACCGGTCAAATCCTCATTTAGCAAATCGAAGAGTTGATCTTTGTCATCTTCGGACAAGCCAATGTTTGTTACTTTTTGTCTCTGTAGGATTGAAGCGAGTTTCACCATCTGTTCGTTGGATCTTTGGAGGTTTTCTACGAACTTAGCAGCAATAGGACCCATCTCTCTCCTATCCGTGGAGGAGCCTGCCATGTCCGTCATCACATCGATGAGGAGGGTCTTTGCCATCGCGCGGTCTTCGCGGATGTTTTTGGTCGTCTCTTCGACGTACTCATCTAAACTTAAATTTCGCCGCTTTGCCATTTGCCTTTAAACACCTTATATCTTTTTCTTAACTTATTTAGATTGTTAACAACCTGTTTTGTGTTAAGTCCTGTGATCTCTCGCAGGTATAAATAAATAGCTTTTTTATTAAAAATTTCTATAGTGTCGGCAGAATCTAATAGAATACGAACAGCCATTAAGACTTTTTTCTCGTTTTCTTTGAGCATAAACGCATCCCACGTGTCTATCTCGGTGTTGAGAGACGACCAGAACTCCATTTCGGTCCTCTTCTGGACATATGTTGGTTCGCGTGAAACTAAGTCTTCGTCTAGTTCATTAAGAATGTCTTCCATAAAGACTTCTGTGCGATTACGCTTTTGGGTCCTTTTGACTTTATGGATAAACCAATTTTTAGTCACCACAGAGAAATATGAAAATGCCTTCGAACCTTTAGAAGGATCATACTTATTTAAAATGGTAGTAAGCCAAACTTTACAATCGGCTTTTAAATAATCAATATTTGGCAACGTTGTAAATCGATAGGTATAGATAATCTTATCAACCATTTGGTCCAGAGCAGGTTGAATGTACTCTTCGTACAGTTTTGCCCTCAATTCGCGGTCCTCTGACCTGGCGTATTTTATTATTGCGTCTTCATGAACACTTGTAAAGTAATGATTTTTAGTACTTTTTTTACGTTTCTTCTTCGGTGGCATTAAGTTCTTCCTCTAGTTCTTCGTCAAGGGTAAATTCAAAAATCTCTCGAAATTCTTCCATCTCGACATTGGTTTCTTTGATTCTATAAACCAGTTCTTGAATCATTGGCTCACCATGATAGGAATCCATACTATACATGTTCGTGGTAAATATTTGAAATGACCGCAAAGTCAGATACAAATCCGCTAAATTTTCAGATATAAAATAAAATTTTCTCAAAAGGCGGCTCAGGTACCAAATCAATAGGAAATTTAATACTGCCGAGCATGCAACTAATATATAAAATGTCATTTTCTTTTCTTACTTAGCTCTTCTTTTTGACGCGCAAGGTCCTCGCGAGATTCTTTAATTTGATCCTCGGTCAAATCTCCCGTTTTTTGAGGTGTTGATACTGTGCTTTTTGGGGCAGTCGTAAAACTTGTAAGCATTTTAATAAGCGTATTTTCTGTGAAACAATGCGGGCACTCCGTCCTGGTTTCAGTCGATAAGTGATTAATTGTAGTTAATAATTCACAGGCTGAACACTTATATTGGTATCTGGGCACTTAGTCTTCCGGGATTAAGACCGTCGTATCTTCGTTGCTTAAAGTGTCTTCCGAGGTATTTTCAACACCCTGTAGCGATACAACGGGCGGATTCGTTACCTGTAGTTCCCCGTCTTCTGTTTGCACAAAATCCATCTCTAATAGAACCGGCACGATATCGCTCTGTTCCATTAAAGATTTTTGTAGAGCCATCATCAGGGCTCCCACTGCTTGATTGCTTAAATTCATTTGTTATTCTCCTTAAAATCTGCAATATATTTTTCTAACTCTATTGTGGCCTTCCAGCCCAACTTATTCATTTTGGTCAAGTCGATCGAGGTAGTATAACGCTCTCCGACGCGTTTATCTAAGTATACTACATCTTCACTAAACATTTTAGCAACTTCCACGATCATGTGGCTCTTGTCGGTTCCAATACAGTATCCATCACCCGATGAAGGTCCCTTCAATAGTACTAGTGCTGAGACCACATCTTCAATATGAGTAAAGTTTCGAGTTTGAGTTCCCGGGAAGACAATTGATTGTGGCTCTTTAGCTAAATACTGGCGTTCAAATATCCCTACGACGGTAGCATATTTTCCGACACTGATCTGTCCGGCGCCATACACATTATAAAAGTAGCATATCACATAATCCAACCCGAACCATTCACCATAATTATTGATTAGTTCTGTGTTTTGGGATTTATGGAACGCATACGGGGAGCAATCTTTGTTTTTCCCATCGTCTCCAAACTTGGTACTGGACGCCGAATATATTAACTTGGACTTATTTTGCTTACAGAACTCTATCACACTTCGCGTTCCCACTACATTATATTCCCACACTAGCTCATAGTCATCGAAGCTTGTCGAAACTCGGGAGTATTCACCAAAATGATAAATAATATCAGGCGAGAACTCAATATGAGTCCCGATATTTCGGCAATCCCCCTCAATGTAGGTGGCGCCAGCAACATGGTTTTCTCTTACTCCTGTAAAATAATTATCCAGAGAATAAACCTCAACTCCTTCAAGCTTCACCAGCTCTTGAATAAGCCTAGAGCCCACAAAGCCAGCTCCGCCGGTAACTAAAATCTTTTTAGTCATTTCAGCTAGTGCTCCAGTCTATAAATTGTTCGTAAATGGTTGTTGCCGTGGGGTGCCAGTCGCTACTGCTATCAAATAGCACAGGAGTCTGTAGAGGGTTCCAGTTTAGCTCGTACCGGATTTTATTATTTGGGATGGACCAAACAACATGAGGGAGCGCGCATAAACTGACTAAATGCATCGGACCGGAGGAGGGACCAAATGCACACTCGGCGTTATGAAGTGTATCGAAGAGGTCTCCTAAGGGGATATCACGCAGATCGTCGGTGCCCTCGATTAAGGCAGATTCCGCTTTAGTCCCGATACATGCAATCCGTTTGTCCCCTAGTAATCTTTTTAACTCGCTCCAGTTTTCTAGAGACCAATTGTCTTCTTCTCTAAGTTTGCGATCGCGAGCATGAAAAATATAATCATACTTCCGCGGAGCTTTCTTCCCATATGCAACGTATTCTGGGGCAATCATATAGTCCCCTATCATTAGGTACTGCTCATAATGAGTGTAGGGAGGGAATCCTAGCCGTTTAGGGACAAAGAGGGTTGTCTCTTTATCCATTCGAATCTGGTTTCCCATTATCACTTTTTTTAATTCCTGTACAAAATCTAGATTGTGCATGAAAAAGGAATCTGTGAGTCCGCCGTCGGGCATGTGTCCGACAAATTGGTCACTGAAGTCTGAGTATAGTGCTTCAGAGCCCGGACGAGAGATTATAGTAGTGTGGTCAAAATTGCGAGATAAGGCACGCACGTACGCCTGCCATGCAAATAGCTCCCAGCCGAACTCACCTACCCACGGACCGGCGATCAGCTTTTTCATCCGTATACTCTTTCGTAATCCAATTGAGCTTGGTGCATCTTATTGCGGGCTGCGCCCTCATCGAACACTCCTCTACCCGCATAGTGAATAATGTGTGAGTCAAAGCGGTTGGGTGAGTCGTTCCAGCTTTCAGAATACATCGTCATGTGATTAAACTGATAGGAAAGTTCGTGAACCTTATACCCATACTTATTTATGAGGTACCCAATATGAATATCATCTGTTCCCCATGCAACGAAATATTGATCATTAATTTTACGATAGATATCCCGATGGCACTTAGAAGTAACAAACACCCCCGTATTAATATATCCAGACGTCCATCCGATCTCTCCAAATTGTTGCTGCGCGGCAAGCATGCACTGGTGGCGTTGTGGGGCGCGGGTACCTATGTCTTCGTAAATCGAACCTACACTGTCATAGGGGACAACGTCAAATAGATTGGGTAGTGATGGCATCAGGATCATGTCAGTATCCAAAGCTATAATCCGATCATAGTGCTCGTGTAAATCATAGTGCTTCAGGATTCGGTACTGATACACTCCGTTGCCGATTCCTCCGGTAGCATCTTTGGCGTCGGTGGCTTCGTCAAGTACAAGAAAGTCTGCTCCGATTCGGTGCGCATATTGTTGGAATAGCGGGTGGACAAGTTTGGCCCACTCCCAGCTAGTATTATCTGCTCTAGTAGTCAGCAGCAACTTCATTTATTTCTCCTTATACATTAACCAATTAGTGGTATGATAGGAGTCCATGGTTCCTGCGTCAGACCAGACATCTTCGAGGGTTGCCCAGCTACAACTATCCTTGTCAATAAAGGTATTATTAACGCTGGTTATCTCATACTCTCCGCGATCGGAGCGCTCCACTTGTTCAATGGCGTCAAAAACTTTATTAGAATAAAAGTAGATACCAACACAAGCCAAATTGCTCTCGGGCTTTTCAGGCTTTTCATTCAACTCCACTAGTTTGTCTTCTACAAAGGTCCCCACACCGTAGCGGCGAGGATCTGCGACTCGCTTAAAGAAGAGCCGGCAATCTTCGTCGCCCTGTAAGAAGGATGCCACCTCTTCTTTTAAATTATCCTTAAAAATATTGTCCCCCAGGAGGACCACGCAAGATGAATCTCCTACGAAATTACGACACAGCCTCAGGGCTCCGGCAATGCCGTCAGGTTCGTCTTGAACCTTATAGGTGAGGGAACAGTTGTGATCTTTCCCAGAGCCCAGTAGAGACGTAATCCCGGTGGCGTGATCAACACCTGTGACCACCATAATATCTTTGACGCCGGCTTCGGTCAGTTTTCGCAAGGGATAATAAATCATTGGCTCCCCTGCGATGGGAAGCAAGTGTTTGTTAGTAACTTTAGTGAGAGGGTAGAGTCGCGTACCTTGTCCGCCGGCTAAAATAATTCCTTTAATACTTTTCATTATACCAATCAATCGTTTTCTGTATACCCTCTTCGAAGGTGACTCTAGGGGACCAATTCAAATCTTCTTTAATTTTTTTATTGTCGATAGCGTAACGATAATCATGACTTAAGCGGTCTTCAACGTGTTCTACCCATTCAGACGGGACAACGCCCATCGATGTACAGATGGTGTCGATGACCTCAACATTACGTTTTTCGCAATTAGACCCAATACAGTATGTCTCCCCTAGAACGCCATCTTCCAATACCTTCCAGATGCCCTCACAATGATCTCCTACATAAATCCAGTCACGGACATTCAGTCCCGCGCCATATAAAGGGATCTTCTTTTTGTTTGTCAAAGAACGAATCACAGTGGGAATAAATTTTTCATCATGCTGATGAGGTCCGTAGTTGTTTGAGCAGTTAGAGATTGTGACAGGCAGTTTATAAGTATGAAAATAAGACATCACTAGAAAATCTGACGCTGCCTTGGACGCAGAGTATGGATTTCGAGGGTCGTATGCTGTGTTCTCATCAAACTTGCCTGTTTCTCCTAGCTCTCCGTACACTTCATCAGTTGACACGTGATGGAACCTCTCAACTTTTAGTTGTCGCGCAATCTTTAAAAGATTAAACGTTCCTAAAATATTACTGTCTACAAAGGCGCTAGGATCTAAAATAGAATTATCCACATGACTTTCTGCTGCAAGGTGTACCACATGAGTTATACCGTGCTCCACGAATACCCTTAGTAACGCGGCGGGGTTGCATAAGTTTACCTCTTCGAACACATATTTGTCGTCAGCATGAAAATCTTTAGTATTCTCTAGATCGCCAGCATACGTTAAAGCATCCAAATTAACTACCTTGGATACCAAATCGCGATGAGACTCATCGAGCACCATTTTTATGAAATTGGATCCGATGAAGCCGCAGCCACCTGTTACAAGCAAGTTCATCATATTAAGTTTCGGTCGTTGTCTTGGAGCGCTCAAGCTGTACTACGGTCGGTTGAGGTGCTGGCATTTTAACATTTTTAACACTTGTTCCAATCGGGGTGGACGTCGACTGTTTTTCTAGTTCTCGCATGTCGCCGAAGCCTCCGCCTTGTGAGGAATCCTCTTGGCGTTCGCAAAGCAATAAATCATATTTGGTTTTAAAATAGGCTTGTTGCGCTTTCAACTCGATATTGGTGAAGTGCTCAGTGCACCAAAAGTCGTTAGAATATTCATCAGCCTTTTCCCAATCTACATTTTGATGTAGCTCCGGCTTATAAAGGTCGGTTCCCGGATAGGGGCACAATATGGTGAACCCGACGACATCTGGGTCGATCTCATCTATTAGTTCTTCAGTGAGTAATAGATCTGCCCGGGTTTCGTTTGGCATACCAAAGAGGAAGAAGCCCCTTCGTTCGACGCCATGTTTCTTGGCCCAAGCAAACACATTCTTTACACTTTTAATCGTGAGTCCTTTTTTGATATCTCTCAGGATTCGTGGGCTTCCGGTCTCAACGCCAATATTAACCTGATGGCATTGTGCCAGTTTAAGCCACCTAAACATCTCTTCACTAGCAAAAGTAGCATGGATAAGACATTCCCACTCTGTTGTGATGCCTCTCTTAATCTTTTCTTTGCAAAACTCAATAACAAAATCTGCGGTGATATCAAACGTTGCATCGACGAACTTAAAATAATTTAGATTTAGTTCTTTAATAACATGCTCAATTTCATCACACAGTTCTGGGACCGGACGGGAGCGAATTGGGTTATCACGGCGGTTCCGTGTTCCGGTTATTACTCTCTCCGCGCAAAACGCACAAGCTACGGGACACACCCGATTGCATTGAAAGGAAGCTGTTCTCTTTCCGTTCATGGTTTCACATAGATCCACTGTTCTATAGTTTTTGATAATCTCGCGGTCCGGCCATGGGAGATCGAGCATCGATGGCTTTGTGCCCCGAACGATGGGATCGGTGTTTCCGTTAACAACGTCTAGAAAGATCTCTTCTCCTTCTCCAATTACCACCTGATCAACAAACGGGTGTGCTGCGCATTCCTGTGGAAGCGCGGACGGGTGCCACCCTCCGAACACAGTTCGAGTGGAGGGGCTAACCTCTTTAATCTCCCCTGCCAAACGCAGCGCATGCGGCCACGCCGGAGAGGTACAGGAGAATCCAACTACATCAGCTCCTATACATGCTTCCACAATAGTTTCATCTGTGTCAAAGTTTCCCTGATAACATCGTAGATCCAATTCTCCTTCGTGGTACTTTTTCAGATACCCCGCAATAAACCCTAACCCAATAGGTTCCCAGATATTTTCATAATAGGGCTGTATTAAAATAACCTTTTTCATCGGTTTCCCTCCGTATATACTTTATATTTAGATAGATCTTGGTATTCAATTTCCAGATCTTCATTTTCATCTTTTATGCCCAGCATCAAAACAGCTCCCCTTGCGGCGATCTCGGGAAGCATATAATAATTCCACCCAAGCATGTCAAATTCCTCAACTTTATGGTCTACGGGACGACGTCCGAAATAGGCAGCGCGTTTCAGCCAATCATAAGCCTCTTTGCTGTCGGTCAAAATCATCCCGCCCTTTCCAAGCTTTAAAAACTTATGGGGACCACTAAACGAAAGGCACTGGAATTGCCCAGGTATATACATATTCTTGCTAAAGGTCAGCGCGCTGTCCCAGATAGGGAAGGGCTCCAGCTTATACTGCCCTCGAAGGCGCTTTCCATCAACAATAGACGGATGATTCTTGTCAAAATTTACCTTATTTCCCGCATGAATAATAGCACAGGGTACCGACATGAAGGTAATAGCCGGAATTGTTATCTCTTGGTCTTCTAGACCTAGGTATTTCATGCATAAAAATAAGCCATTTGTGGCGTTGTCTACGGCTACCGCATAGGGTGCACCGCAATACTCGGCTATTAATTCCTCGAAAGTCGTGATTACTTGATATGGGTTATGTTTCATTATTTTTCCCTTTTTGCTTTATATATTATAATGGATCTCATACAATGTTTAAAGGTGTTTGCCCTTTCAATATACGCAGTGCATTAGTTGCCGCTTTTACTCTCATCTCTTCGATAGCCTCTACGGAGTAGTAAGCCGTATGTGGATTAATAATAAGACGATCCCTAATCCAACCTAAGCTCGATCGCCAATCATTTATCAGGGGGCTAGTAATCGGGGGTTCCTCCGGGAGGACGTCCAAGGCTATCTTAGATATTTTTTTAGACTTTAATCCGTCGTATAAGACATCCAAGCTTTCTATCAGATCACCTCGTGCAGTATTAACCAATATCGAGTCGTCTTTCATACGCTCTATAAATTCTTTATTTATCATCCCCCTCGTTTCGTCATTGCTGGGTATATGTACTGACACAATATCTGATGCGCCCAACAAGTCCTCCAAGGATTCCATCCGCTGCACACCGTGCAACTTTTCAATTCCACTCGGCTGATACTTATCATAGAAAACAATGTTGAACTTTAAAGCTTTGGCTTTTTGAATTAGTGATCCTCCTATTCGCCCTGCGCCGATTATTCCTAGTGTCATTTCTGAGTGTCTTCGAACTGTGGGTATAACGTTCTCTTGCCATGTGTTATATAAGCATTTTGCCCTTTCGTTGTAACTGGTCGTGCCACGGGTGAAATTTAAAATCATAGACAATGCCGTATCGGATACCTCGTCTACTCCATAATCAGGGTTGTTGCAACATACAATCCCCCGCGATTTAAGGTAATCAATATCTAAATTGTCGAAGCCGACGCCGTATCTCTGTACTCCTTTTAAGCGAGGTATATCTTTAATATAGTCTTCATCGATTATATCGTGCCAGACCATGAGGACTTCGGTTTCTTCTGTAGCCTCTACCCCCACTAAATTGCCCAAAATACGTGTTTCCGGGGATCCCGGGGCTGAAAAATAATCCGTTATAACTATCTTTGACACTTTTAGACCACCTCAAATCGTAATTCAAGTTTATCATCAAGTGTGTGCAGCACTCTGTCCCCACGTTGCAATATATTGTTTTCTACGCCGGCGGGCGTTCCCGTTAAGATAAGGTCTCCCCGCTTAAGCTCAGTTATTCTTGATATATAAGATATAGATTCCAATAAGTTGTATTTCATGTCCTTCGTGTTTCCCTCTTGAGTAAGTTTTCCGTTTATAAAAGTACGGAGCACGAATTCTGAGGATTGGTCTAGAATCGTAGGCGAAAGGTACTCTTCCACCACTGGGCAGAAGTTTTTTCGGCTTTTTGAAAACGCTAAGTGATGATCGCGGTGATGGACATTCTGACAAGTGAGGTCCGCTCCCAGAGTAACTCCAAGAATGACTTCCATAACGGCGGACGCTTCCACATTGTGGCATTCCTCACTAATAAAAACTGCCAGCTCGGGCTCTGTCCAAAACTGATTTGATAGTTGAGGATATTCAACATGACTATTACTAAAACACATTGCATTTAACGATTTAACAAAATATAGTGGATCTTGTGAGTTATCCCCCACTCCCCTATAATTTAGAGCTAAACAGTGGATATTCTCAGTTATTGGGAGAGCATGCTTCAACTAGTAATGTCCCTACCGGAATCAATGAGCGGCTGTATTATTGGATCGTACTCTTTCGAAAACTCATTAGAAGATTGAGCTTCCATAAATTGAGACATAAACTCTGCCAGTTGAAAATCCTCTTCGTAATCGATATCTATGGAGCCTATGCCGCTTGTTTCAAAAAAACCCAAGGTCCCAGTATATAGTCCCCATTGATGCTTCTCATAATTTTGTCGATATTTCTCACAATTAATTATTGTTATAGCAAAATTCAATGCCAGTAAAGGCTCCAAATCCTGCGACCTTGGATGCTGCCCGTCGCGGTCGAAATTAACCGGGATCCCTTGATAAAAACAATGAGTCTGAATTCTCTCGCATGATAAGAGGGTATCGCAGTCACCATTTCTATACTGCTCCCATGCGCGATCATATTCATCGGACGTCACAAACGGAGACGTAGGATTTACAATTGCCAGGTAGTCTGCATCTGTATGCAACACAAAATCATAAATATAATCATCTATCAACGATTCACTGGTAGCTAGTTCTGGTCTTCTTTTATAAAATTTAACTGACTCGCGAAGAGCTACCTGCTCATACAGTTCTGAGTCTGAATTAATACAGATGTCAGAGAAGTGGGCAGTCTCCTTGAGGGCATCTATACAATAAGAAATGAGGGGCTTCTTATTAAGCAGCCGCAAACTCTTTCCTGTGACCCTTTTACTTCCTAACCGAGCTGGGATCATAGCTACTAATTTATTTTCCATATATTTTACCCATCGAGCAAGTCATTGACATACTTAATCTGCTCAACAACTTTCCCAGCATAACCATACTCGTTATCATACCACAAAACTACTTTTATAAGATTGTCCCCGATGACACTAGTCCATCTGTTATCTACAATCGCGGAATAATCTATCTGCTTAAAATCCAAAGACACCAGGGGCTCGATATTATTCTTAATAATTTGCCACTTCTGTTTCTCTTCATATTCTGTAAGACAGGCTATTAAAGCGTCACATGTAACCGATGTCGCGACGTTTAAGGTAACATCTGCGCTACCAACTATGGCAGTAGGAGTTCGATAGGAAAATGACCCGATCATTTCCTCGGTTATATTATGGCGCTTGAGAACATTGCAAGTTTGGGTAACTGCTGTTGTGGGCTTCGGAATCATATTCCCAATGGCCGTACGGCCCAATGCATAATGATGATAAATCTCTCCCGGAACTGACCAGGAGCTAGCGGGACCATCTTGCAGATTTTGATAACTTAACCAAGGATGCAACGTTGTTATATAGCCACTTGTTATCTTATACTTATCATTTATCAATTTCAACACGGGAGCAATAGCAGTAGCATCACAAATACTAGTAGAAATTAAAAAATGCTCATCGAGATTTAACTCTTCCTCGTTAGCTCCCAATACTAACTGAAAATCTACGATGTCCGGGGAGTGGGTTACAAAAACTCTTTTGATCTTCTTTCGACTTAGGATTTTTCTCGCTCTAACAACATTTTCATACACTCCGGAAGCATCGATGATATAATCAAGATCATGATCCTCCCATGGCACTTCGTCTATGTTTCTACAGCTATAGATGGCTATACGATAATTACCACTAACAAGAATCGTATCATCAACTTTGAATTTGAATGGAGAAGGATATAGAGTGTCATAATTTAGAGTATAAGCTAAATTATGCGCATCAGGATTAATGTCATTTATAACCTTAACGTCAAGGAATTCTTTATAATGATTATTTCGTAATATAGCTCTCCCAATACGCCCAAGCCCATTGATTCCTACTTTTATTTTTTCCCTTGTCATGCGATATAAGCGTCCTTATGAGTTATTATAATAAATCTATGAAATTCTCTACAACCTGATCGTCGGCACTTAAAAACTTGAATGGCGGCGCCTCCTGCGTCAGCCCCTTCATGAAGATGAAGTTGACCCCACTCGCGGTCGCGGCTAAACAATCGTAACGCGAGTCTCCTATAAAAAAATCATGGGGGCGCCTTTCTATATTTTTCAAATGTTCAATCTTAGTTGTGGGTGCAGAGAGTATCTCATAAAAATAATCCCTTATACCCTGTTTCTCTAAATATTCTTCTATTTCTTCGCGGCTTCCACCAGAGAGAATATACACCGTGTCGTTAGAATTTTTCTTTAAGAACCGTATGAGACCTGTGTTTAGTGGAGCATCTAAAAGATTTACATTTAATTTTGTATACTCCTCTAAAATCTTTTCTGTTGGAACTTGCATATCTTCTTTAAAAAATTCTTTGGTTTTTAGGTCGCGCGGGAGTCCGTTATTGGCGATGAAATATTCTCTAAATGTTCGTGCTGTTTTCTTGTCCACATACAACGCCGCCGCGGCTTCTATGTTTCCCTTCTTTATCTCATTAGAATCGCATATTACTCCATCAAAGTCAATAAAAATATTTTTATTTTCTATATCTAACATTTTATCTCCTTTATCTGAGCTTCTGGAAATATATCAAGGGCCACCGGATTAATACTGTAAATCTGTACATCAGGATAGTTCTGTCCGATCCACTCTTTTACATGTCTCCAGTATCTCAAAATATAATAATCAGCCTGTTGTTGTTTGCCAATCATAATCTTTGCAAAAGTTCCATTAGTGTAATCACAATCATGTCCTACCAAGTAGATCTTTTGTATTCCACAGTATAACATAAATTGCAGCACTTCAAAAGAGATAGATGCTACAGCTGTCAGATGACCCTCGGCAATGTCCTTTTTGAACAGACATGTCTCTGGGTTTCCGCCGCTTCCTGCTACATAATACTTAGAGTTTTTCATTCCCAGCGGAAGCTGCCCATTGCGAGCCACCTGTCCATACGGAGGTACGATGATTTTTCTGTCATCTTTCCAATCGCAGAAACGGATAAACTTTTGAAGCTTAGGGGTATAGTTGTTATATAGATGCAGCCGATCCCAAAACTTAGCAGGGACTTGAGGGACGGAGTCGCCCATAAACCAATAATCTAAATCTAAATCTAGAAAAATCTGATCATTAACTCCAAAGCGCAAAACATTATCCGGAAGATTGGTAGTGTCGAACTGAAGTAGTGAGGGTCCCGAGCCGAAGAGGACGCCAGAGCGACCTAGGTGACTGTTTTTATAATCACCAAATGGGTTCTTAATATCAGCCGGAGCTATCATCTGGCTTTCCTATATAAACCGGGATGCCTTTCAGTTTACCGCCGGCTAAGTTATAATTCTTTAACACTTGTTTAGAAGGAAATTGCTCGAACCATGCCAGGAGTGAATCATTAAACCCAGGATCAGTGGGATCGCCTCCGTAGTCGATGACAAAACAAGATTTTATAGATAAATTATTAAAAAGATTGGTGTAATAGTATCGCGGAGTTTCCGAAAGACAATGAGTTTCTAATAGCATATCATATTGCTCATCAAAAACCTTTTCATAGTTAGCAGATGTAATATACTTCACCTCCGGGTGGTCGATCAAAGTCTTCTTAACCACTTCTTCAATGTTTTTTTCAATGTCTAAAATCGTATAATCTATATTAGGATAATGGGTTAATATCTCATTAGCTAAAAAGCCAGTCCCGGCGCCGATCTCTAGGATCGAACCAGTGAATCCATCGTAGTGTTCGCGGAAGAGCTTCATATACTCTTTATCTCCCCCGGGGGTTACGGCGGCATGAACGTTGGGATGCGACTTCCAAGTGTGTTTAAGATTTTCGTTGCTCGCGCGTAAAATGTTTAAATCATATTTTGCCATGATCAGAGTCCCCTTTTAATATTAACGTATGGATTAATAAAATCAATAACGTTTAAGGCTTTAATAATCTCATCGATGCCGTCCTCAATGCTTACCTGAGTTCTGAACCCAAGCGCTCTCACCTTATCATAACTGACAACATAGTTCCTTTTATCTGCATCCGAGCCAATTTCCTCGAAATGGATGAACCCATTTGTCTTCTCCGAAACCATATTGCAAATTTCTTCTTTGCTATAGTTCATCGTGTCGTCGCCAATATTATAAACATTGTTTACCATCTTGTCAACATTGTTGACCGCTAACATAAAAGCTGCGGCCATATCTGAGACATGAATAAACGTTCGCATAAAGTTCTTTTCGTACACTACCAAATATCCATCCCGCAGGCACTTGTTTGTAAAGTCATTTATAAGTAAATCTAAACGTAAGCGAGGCGATACTCCAAAGGCAGTTGCGAATCTGTATGCCACAACATTTCCACGAGCCATCAGCATATGTTCGGCTTGTGTCTTGGTTTCGCCATATAGGCTTAACGGGTTAAGGGGAGATTCTTCAGTACAAATATCTGTCACCTTACCATAGTTGCTCCCAGTCGAACCATAAAAGATAACTTGGTCCGGTGTGGTAACATCAATTAAATTCTGTGTCCCCCCGACGTTAACAGCAGTGGCTAACTCAGGATTGTTTTTGCATGCTGGGAATCCAACAATTGCAGCCAAATGAATAATGATATCCTTCTCTTTTACTGCCGACTCTAGGTCGCCCTTAATGGTGACATCCCCGTTCACGAAGTGAAAGTTTTTGTTGCGAAAAAATGATAAAAGCTGATTTCCACCTTGCATTAAATTATCAAATACTGTAACTTCATGTCCAGCCTCTAGAAGACGCGGCAGTAGGGCAGTCCCCACGTAGCCGGCGCCGCCAGTAACCAATATTTTCTTTTTTACCATATCTTTAATCTCCCTAATAAAATGTCTTTAAACATGATCCAATCACAAACTTTGGCCTTCAGCGTTGTCCATCCATAATCATTCGTGCCTTCCCAGGCTAAAGGCTTGTTTTTCTCAAAGTAGAGATGGCCGGCCCACGCAAAGGGATAGACAATGAATGGTATTAATGGTATAAGGTACCACAAGTTTGCGGTAAAAACTGCGACGGCAAATATTAAAGTCGCCCATTGGCCAATAAAATGCAATAACCTGCACTTAGGGTGCGTGTGAAGTGTTAGATAATATTGATAATATTCATTCATCGTTTATAAATCTCCTTAAGTCAGTCAGGACTTCCGACTGTGTATATAGATACCTTCCCTTTTTGCCCCAGTGTATAGCGTAATCTGACGTCATCTTCTCTTGTACTGTCTTCCCTCGGACAATTTTCTCGGGCTCTATCTCAAACAGGCTGAGAATCTTATCAAAAGGCGTCGGTTCGGTACTCAGGTTTAAAACCTTAATTCCTAGTTCAAGCTGTTTTATGATGTCTGACCATATATTGTCTAGACAATAATATTGAAAGAAACTCCACGGACCAGGGAGGAACCTATAATCCTTATTCATTAGATCATATATAACATTCTTTTTTAATCCTTTTCCGAATAAGGAGGGCAATCGGGTAATATAAGTATCTTCGTAAGTGTTCTTTAAATAGGTTTCTAGATATAATCTATGGCTGCCATAGGAACTATTTGCCGGATTATCATAAACAGCAATCGTAGAAATTAGGATTAATTTTTTAAACTCAGCCTTTCCTAAGTGCTCTATAAGTCGTTGAATTTGCTTAAAGTCTTCTTTAGGATCCTTGTTTGCTTTCCACTTAATACTGCTTACGCCTGCACAGACCACAGTATCAAATTTTTCGCCTGCTATAGACTCTATGTTTTTGGAATTATAGCACTTATCAAAACTAGATTGTTCTAGAATATTCGATCCTACGAATCCTGTATGTCCAATAAGTGCTCTCATAGAGCATCATATTCCTTGATAGCAGTGATAACGCGAGTTACGTCATGAGTCGTAAGGTCAGCATGGAGCGGAATGAGGATAACATCTTCATCAGCTCGTTTAAGATTGGGGAGGTCGCATATTCCGCCGAACATCTCATAGACATCGTTGCGCCTGTTGTTGACATTAACTTGAATATTTCGATCCCACATGAACTGCGCAAACTCAGCGCGGGATTCTACATGGATGGGAAATATCTGATAGTTAGGAGTCCAGTGATCCTTGTAATCGACGAGGGTAACTTTCGATAGCCCCCCGAGTTCTTCACGATAATGTTCTCCAATAACGCGACGGATGGAGAGAGCTTCGTCTAGGCTGTCAATGGCTACGCATGCTAAAGTGGCCGTGATGTCATTCATGTTAGACTTAAAGCCTAGACCGTCAGGAGGGGCAGGGAGGGGGTCAAGAATGCTGGTCTTCTTTGTATCGCGATCGATACCATACCATGACTGCTTCTTGAGCTTGGCATAGACCTCAGGGCGCGTCGTAGTAATGACGCCGCCGTCGCCGCTGGTGACGATCTTCACACACTGGAAGGAGAACGTTGCTACGTCTCCTGTGGATCCGATCGGATTACCCTTGTACTTCGCACCTTGGGCGTGGGCACTATCCTCGATGATCGGGAGATTGTGAGCTGCAGCAACTTCTCGTAATTCGTCTAGATCGACTGGGTTGCCGGCATAATGAACACACATAATAGCTTTGGTTTTATCTGTAATTTTCTCGGCAACACTCTGGGGGTCAATATTTAGGGTATCGTACTGAATATCTGCAAAGACGGGAGTGGCGCCTACTTCTAGAATGGCTGTGTTTGTAGCGATAAAGGTAAACGGGGTGCTCACCACCTCATCGCCTGGTCCTACTCCCAGTGCTTTAAGGGCTATTTTGAGGGCAGCTGTGCCAGTCATGCATGCAACTGCATATGGAGCGTTAAAGCGCGCACAAATCTTCTCTCTGAATTCTTTCTCTTTCTTCCCGGTGTTAATCCACGTAGACTTAAGGGTCTTTGTCACCTCTTCACCCGCATGGTCTGGAATAAACACGCTCCAGCATCGGATGATGGGCTCTTCCATCTTATAATCCTGTTCCATTACTTCAATACTCCTTTATAATATTCAACCGTATGGCTTATACCTTCTTGATGATCAGAGAATTCATACCCCTCAAACATCGTTGCAAATTTACCCATCCCTAAAATCTTCACGGGGGCACCGTCTTGATAATCGGTATTGAATGTCAATTCGCCCGAATACCCTGTGGCAGCTGCGATGCACCCACCGGTTTCAGCAATCGTAAACCCTTTTCCTTGAGCAACGTTGATTGGCTCAATTACGTCGCCTAGATCAATTGACTTATGCATAATTTTACACACATCATCAATATATATCCATTCTCGGACCGGCTTTCCGGTTCCCCAAATCTCAAACTTCTCATCGTTTGTTTCGATAGCACCCAACATGCGTATAATCATTCCGTTAAGTGCGTGTACCTTATTGGGGTCTGTGCTGTCCCCTGGTCCATAGATGCCGGGGAACATGAGATTTACGCTGCGTACGCCATACTGTATATTGTAGCAGCCCGCGATATAATATAAAACTCTCTTGAAGTTCCCAAAGGAAAAGACGGAGGGGTGCACTGCTCCTTCAAGCCACTTAGTTTCATCCTGGATTTCTGTTCCGTTGGCGTAGCAACAGTTTGATAGCGGATTAACTATGACAGCTGTAGGGCATGCCATCAATACACTTCGATATAAATTAAGGGCCATTAACGTATTATCATGAATAACGTCTCCAGCATAAGAAGTAACATAGTGGACGCTTCCTACGTTCGCTGCACAATTAAAAATAACGTCTACATCAGCATGCTCCTGAAGTGCTTGAATCGTCTCATCGTAATCACGTAGATCACACTCATCGCGGGAGAGCCCCACCGTTTCAATATTGTTCTGTTCTAAAAAGGTTACAAGATTTTTACCAACAAATCCCGTATGTCCTAGTACTATTGCTTTCATCATCTTCTCCTTATTTATGAATTTCGTCCCACATGTATTTTAGATCCTCTTTTTTAAAAAAGTGAGTAGAGGGTTGATCGGTTATGGTTTCGCCGGCGCTGTTGATTGTTATTTCTCCCTTATTGTATAACTCCACATTGCAATAGGGGTGAGGCTCATTGGGGTAATCATAATCAAAATTTAAAATTCGAGCCCTATCATGGCGAGCATCGTTTACTAGCTCAAAATCCCACGATGTCATGTGTGGCTTTAGATACTTAAGAAAATAGCTTTTCTTCCAAATTGCTGGATGTAGCGACGTACGGTATGCCACGTCCTGTCCTATTTCCACTAAATTATTACCAATGGGTTTTCCGCTAGCAAATTCTATGCCTCCGCCGATCTGGGCTTTTTCTGCCTGGGAGTACTTAAAGTACGTCTCTAGCAAATCCATTTGAGGCTGGTCTACTGGTTTCGCCAAAACTTGATCATCAAGAATAATAGTAAAATATTCTTCTTCTACGTCTCTAAAAAAGGGGATCAGAGCATTCGTCCACATCTTCCCAAAGTCTTCTTGTATCCCCACAGAACATACCGTAACATTATCTGGCAGGTCGGTTAATTCTAAAACCTTTTCATAACCCACCAGAGTGATGTCTTGCCCGGGCCAATACTTATTCAAAAAATGAATGTTAATAGGACATAGCTTATTGTATTTGTTCGAAGTTAATAAGTATATTCTCACTTAATTGCACTCCTTGCATCTTTGTGTTAAATTAAACCCAGTTTCTTCCCAGCCCTTGTGACAGTTGTGCCACACATCTCTTGTAAATGGATCGAGATTACTCCCCATATCAATAAAAGTAAGATCAGGGTATTTTTCAAACCATTGTCGTACCAGGACCCTGGCTGTCGGTCCCAACGAAATCCCCACCACATCGCCGGGCTCGAAGTATTCTGGTAACATGTTAAAAATCTTTTCATAGAAACTCCAGCTATTAACACGCGGGACCAGTGCAGTCTTTCCCACGTTGATACCCAAGTTCTTGAGGGCTTCTGGATTCTGATCATTCCCCCCTACCCATATCATACGTCGCCCCTCCATCAGGGAAGGAAACGTATCAATAAATGTCTTCCAATTTCTATTCGTGGTTGCTACTGCTCTTGTTAAATAATCATAATCGCCAACCAACTCCCTTGCGAGTGCAGCGAGGCGAGGATAGCAGAGCGAGCACGGAATTCCCACATAGTAGCGAGACTGTTTATAGATTAAGGCTTCGTGGAGTGCGTTACTAAGAGACTCGTCGACCACTTGGTCGCCGCGAGCAACGGTGCAGCCGACATTATCGACTGCCATCATTTCTCCGTCATTAAAGCGAGCGAACCCAAATGGAGTTTTTTCTTCTAAATGCTGAACGAACCAGTTCATCTCTAGGGAGCTTACATCTTGCATAATTAGTCTCCTTTAATAATCCTATGACTATCCGAGTCAAAGTGTTGAGTTGAAAACTCAAATAACTCGGTGTCCTCTAGAGCGATCATTTGGTGGCGCAATCCTCGATACACGTGGAAATTGTCCCCTCTTTCTAAAATCTGCTCTTGTGCTGCAGCGAGAACATCACTTTCCGAATATTTTACCAGAATGCGTCCGGACTGAACATAGAAAACCTCATCTTTGAGTTTATGGTAATGCCAGGAACAACGCTTCCCTTTGGCGAGAAACAGTAGCTTCCCGCAATATTCTTCGCAGTTAACAATCCACTTTTCAAAGCCCCAACCTTTTGGTACAAACTTAATTGGTAAAGAAGTCATTATCGTTTATTCCCTTATCGTCAATATAAAAATTGCCTGCAGGTTTCCCCATAAACAGGCGATGGTATTTTACTCCCCAAGCATGGAGTTGGTCTTGTGTCAGTTCAAAAAAGCTAGCATAAGCGAAGGCAGGGGAATTCTTACTTCGTCCCATCCCTCGCGCTGTATGGAAAATGATGGTGTGTCCTGCATCGTAGAGTTGATTAACTTTGTCTATTCTCTCTTGCATGGGGACTGAATTCTCATAATCGCTGTTTTCATTATGGCAAATGGTGCCGTCGATATCAAACACATAAGTTATCATGTTAAGTTTCTCACATCTTCCTCTGTAATACTATAGGTTCCAAATCGCTGCACTACAATTCTAGAGCACTTGTTGGCAAAATCTATAGCTTTTTCGAGCGATTTCGTTTTAAGGTATTCGGCCACCAGAGCAGCCAAGAAAGTATCACCTGCGCCAGAGACATCAAACACCTCACAGGGCTTCGTCCCAAACTGTACCCCGTTCCACCTTGCGCCAGCGGCGCCAAGTGTTACCACTAGCTCATACTTTATAGGGTATCGAACCGTCTCAAGGAACTCTTTCTCATTTATCTTGAGAATGGCGCCCTCAAAACAGCTTAAATCCTTTTTTTTCGAATCCACGAAAAGAGGAATCTTGTGTTCTAGGCATCTCTTCGCGATATCATCAGCATTTTCTTCAGTTATAAAGCCCTTGTTGTAATCGGATATAACCACCGCATCATAGGTTTCTAAATTAAGGCGCTGGGTGGCGCCTTTACTCAAGGGGCGGTGGGTCCCAGTTTCGCCAACGTCGAAGCGGATAAGATGTTGCTTTGTTTTAAGATCTACAAAGCGCTCTTTAGAAATAATGCCGGTGTTATGTTTCTTATCTGGCCGAATGCCAAAAGAAATAAGATTACGCACCACATTTAAACACATCCCATCGTGTTCTTCAGTATGGTTGTGTCGCAAAACAGGCACAGGTGCCTCTGGACTCAGTCGTTCACAGTGTCCATAATGATATTTATCAATGCAAGCATCACCTATTACGATGACCTTCAATGATTCTGGTTGTTGAATATCCATCTATCCTCTTAAAGTATCTAATCTCTTTGGCGAAGTGTCCGCCAACTATTTCCTTCCCCTGCCAATCGGAACCCACTACCATTATATCTGGAGTGAGTTCTTTTATTAAGTTTTCTAGTTCCTCTCTGGAATTAAATTGTCTGACTTGATCTATGTCTTGTAGCCGTGATAATATATAGGCTCTATCGTTCGCGCTATTAATCGGTCGATGCGGTCCTTTTAGTTCTCGGACTCTCTCGTCCGTATCGATGCCCACCGTAAGGTGATCCCCCAGAGATCGTGCGTATGCAAAAAGCTCCAGATGTCCTCGATGAAGTATATCAAAGCATCCATTTACAAATACCGTCTTCATCGTTTAGCTAGTACCTTTTCTATGCCCTCCTCCAAAGAAATTCTTATGGTGGAGTAGCCTGCCTGGGTGATTTTCTCATTATCGCTTTGTGTGTTACGCTGGTATTTTCCTTTTAGATGTTCTGGGAACGGTATCTCCACTACCTGGGCATCTAGCTTCTTGGCTATGATATTGGCAACATCTAGGAAAGAACGTGGAATACCAGTTCCTACATTATAGATATCCGATTCAAAATCTACAGCGGCTTTCGTCATTTTTACTACATCCTCGATATGCACGAAGTCGCGGTGATAACCATCACTTCCCTCAAATATCTGTATCTGCTTACTCTCCATTGCTTGGTGAATAAATTTATGAACTGGGCTAGCCATATCTCCCTTATGGTGTTCTCGATGCCCGTAGACATTAAAGTACCTTAATCCCACAATGCGAGCGGTCGGTATATCTTTAATCTTCTGTCGAACCATCATATCAAATGCTGTTTTGGTAATGGCATAATAATTCACTGGTTTCATAGGCTGCCACTCTCGATGGGGTCCGACTATGGTGCCATATACCGAGGCGGAGGAGGCATATACAAAAGGGATATTTTTTTCTAGGCATGCTTCCAAAAGGCGGCTACTAAAGAGTATATTTTCTTGAGTAACTTTTACCAAATCTGTAACCGTAGTTGATGAAATGGCGCCCATATGATAAACGGCTGTCACTGCCCCATCACCAATAGCACCCACTGCTGCATCTGGATTGAGCATTTTGTCGTCTCGGGGATCACACAGCAAAAGCTGATCTGCGGGGAATGTATCCACCAGACAACTTCCAATAAATCCTGCAGCTCCGGTGATTAATATCGTCATTTCAATAACTTATAAAAATATTCTAAGGCATTCCCAACTTGCCCCTCAAGGGTCTCTATTAATTCATCTCCGGACTGTGTAGCAAAAGGTTCGCTCATCATGCCTATAAGTTTTGGGTTAGTATAGACATTGCATTCCAACATTTTAGCTTCTGCCACTAAACGACAAAAAGTTTCCAGGACTTGGGGGATAAAGACGAGCGCTCGAAACTGTGCGAGATTCTCTAAAAACTCATACTGATCATTTGAACCGATGAACTCAAACGCAAGATCGCGGTCATTACAAAATTGGACGGCTGCGGGTGTGCCTTTCGTAGGGTTGCCCGACTGAACAATCGCTACATTTTGGTGTTTTTCTTTAGAGACAGATTTTAAAAAGCTAAACTTTTTTGCTGACCATAAGCTTGATCCGATGCTATGGACATTTGTGAGCCCTAAATTATCCTCTAGGACATCTTTACATATTTGACTCAACACAACGACCTTTTTAGCTCGTTGATAAAACTCTATATTTACGAGGCGGTCCTGTGGTATTTTAAAATTGGGAAACTTTGAGGGATCGCGCGTGGAGACATACTTATGGTCGTGTTCGTATATAATGTAATTGGCATTGTTTGCTAAATACGTCTTTGACTGATCACTTAAAAGTATAAAATTTGAAACTAGAATAGAATCATGAGAATCTATCTGTTCTCTGGTAACTTGATTACTATAACACCGCTCAATATCGACACCGCGGGACTCTAAATCCTGTATGAGGACGGCGTCATTATTTTCGCCGCCACCGTTTATCTGATCGTTATAAAAATCAGCAATAAACAATACGGACATTACAATATCTGGATGTCTTCCATCTGTTCAAGCCACTCTAGCTCTTCGGGAGAAGGATCATAAATTGCAGTCCTGAACTGTTCATACATTTTTTCAGCTGTGAAGTTCTTGAGGATATGCTTTTGTAGTATTCCAGCTTCCTTTTTATAGTGCTTCTCTTTTGTTAGAGACTCCCGTAGTGCCTTCTTGTAAGAAGCTTCGCGCGCGTAACACCACATAGATTCGGCTTCGATAACACCTTTCCATACTGCTTCTGCTTGAACCGGCTTCAAATCATAATCTACTTTAATTATCTTTGGCACGTTCTTCTTATTCTTATTCGGCTTACAAATAAAATCTAATTGGCCACTCCAGGGGACGGTAATTAAAGGCAATCCATTATAGGCAGCCTCAAACATGGGCAAGCCGAATCCCTCGCCGTGCCCTATATTGATAAGCGCTTTCATGGTAGGGTGCTGGTACAGCCATGTCAACTGTCCGGGGGACACTTCACCATGAAGAAGATAGATTTTACACTTTCGATCTGTGTGTTGAGCCAAAAGTCCAGCTAGCCTTGCGGTCGTGTGCTCTCGATCTAGTATTGACTCCTTGACGGAATTTGTTTTAACTATAAGACCCACATCGGGGTTGTCTTTAAACTCTTCTACAAACCAGTTGATGGTGTTTTCCATATTTTTACGTACGCCCCATTGAGCCACACAAAGATAATTTGTGTCTGTCACCAAATCGATATTAAGTTCTTCGGCGTCATGTTCGCGGACCGGATAATTTACTACTTCAACGGGTACTTGAAGTCCCCAGTCTTTCATTTGTGTACCGTCGGGAGTTTGTATATCATATTTTGTTTGCTCAAACACCTTTTTAGAATGATTAGAAATAACAATAAGCTTATCGCAAGCTGCATTGGATTTTTGGATCCACTCTCCGGCGACCCGAGTAGTTTCGATGCCTGCTGTATATCCTATATTTACCGGAGCGATCGTTTCAAATTCATTAGGAACCGTAATTTGCAGGGAAATATCAAAAGTAGGCTGACCGCCGGCGGAGTTGGCATAAGCGGTTAACTTCTCGATGGAGCGCTTAATGTACTGTGACTCTTCGGAGTTTTCAGCAATTTGTCCTGTACCACCCCAATTAAGATTGAGAACATATATATCGAAGAGATCTTCTCGTGTACGTAGAGACCGGAGTGCAAAACGGGATTGCTCTCCGTAGCCGGAGCGCGATAAAAGAGGCGCCTTTATTAATATTTTCTTTTTCATTTAAAAAGTCCTAACTTCATAGGGCGAATAGCCCTTTCTGGTGTCCCAGGAGCCCTTTTCATCTACAATTTTCATGAATAGGTCATCCCAGGTCTGGATATAGGTATCGAAATTGAAGGTCTTCTCAGTCCATTCCCTACCCAATAGCCCGATTTCTGCACGCTTCTCGGCGCCCATCTCATATAATTCAGTGAGACCGTCCAAGAAGTCTTCTCGGTTTAGTCGATCCTCATAGATATATGGAACCTGTTGTGAGCCGATGATGGCTTTAGATGAAGGTTCGAGCCCTACCCCAAAGACAGTCTCGCCATCTGTGATCTGGTCTTGTAGACCCCCAGTTTTATTGACGAGAATTGGCGTCCCGCACGATAGAGACTCTAATGTCGACAAACCAAATCCTTCGGCATCTGAAATATTGATTGTCAGATCTGCGCCGTTATAGACCATGGCTAAGTCCTCAGGTGCCACTTTCTCCCGAGAGAATAGGACCTCACCATTGATAAGCCCCAATTCATGAATAATTGCTTCCAAGTCCTGACCATGTTGGTCCTTGATATCTGTATGCATAATCAGCGTTGCCTTGTCGTGCCCCACCCTATCGAGAAAGTCCTTAAACCAAAAAATGAGAGTGCCGGATTGTTTCCGGCGAGCATTACGATTGTTCCAAAAACAAACAAATTTATCATCCAAGCCGCGCTGCTGGCGGAATGTTTTTACATCCTGGGGTGGGTGCGGTCGGAAGATATTACCATCTACCGCGTGAGGTATATACGAAGAGTCCACTTCGGGGGCTACGGTTTCAACGATATCATGGGTTAACTTGGAGATGCAAGCTACATGATCATTTGACAGATAGAACGGTCTATTGAACTTGGGATAAGGGTAATTATCCCAAACATGATAATAGACCATTGGCATGTGCGCTCGAATTTCGTTTTCAATATCCCACAGCCACGTATAAAAGCGGGGATCCGTCATAAACCACAAAATATCTGGCTTTTGGGCTTGTATCATGGCGCGAACCTTGTCGCCGTCGCCGTAGCCATCAACGGGCCAGATGATCCAGTCTTGTCCCCACTCTTCTGTGTGTTGAGGATTGTGGTCGGGGTGCTGGATAGCTCCTCCGAAGGAGACAAACTGGTATTTTCCAGTTTTCAGCATCCCTTCGATCATGTATTTAGTTTGAGTCCCCACTCCTGAAGGGGATAATGGGTGGTCACTAATCGTAAAGATCTTAATTTTATCAGACATATTTATTCCTTATGGGCAGTGTTCAGTATTAAGCAATTTACACGGATAGGGCTTATGACAGTTCAGCCTATTCTTTATGGTAAATCTTTTAGTGATATTATAAATTGCTTGATAGAGAAGTTTAAGGGCATTTTCAGTTTTTTGTACGCCGCTCGTTACTCTAAATATCTCTACCCGGTCTTTTTTAGCCGTTCTTTTTAACAAAGCAAAGTGTGTTTCAACCTTGGTTGGGTCGATTTTATGCTTCTGACAGAAGAAATGTTTGTATAAGGTTAACTGGTACGTGACTAGCTTTTCTGCCTTTTTTCGTGAGTCCCAGCCCCAGGAACAAGTCTTCCAATCGAAAAGGTGATAGGTGTCTCCTACTTTGACAACAGCATCTACGAAGCCTTTAAAAAAGATATTGAAGTCTTCGATCGGCACATAAAGCATCTCCTCAGAAGAAAAAACTTCATACTCTCCGAAATATGATTTTAAGGCGTCGTCGACTTCGGTCAAGATTGCTGGTCCAGCAACTTTCATTTGTTTAACGTTGCTAGGATTGACCTCAATATTCTTTTCAAGTAGGTCTTGAAGTCTCTTAGCAAAGCCAATCTGAAACACCTCTGCTTCGTTGATATCCTCTTTGAGGAGCTTTTTCTCGCATACATCGTGGATGGCACTACCAAAGGCGGTGTATTCATTGCCTTCGAATGGGGCTATTTTTTCAATCCAGGCTTTCTTGTGGTAGTGGGGGCACTGAGCCCAATCCTTTAATTCAGAATAGGATATGTGTTCACGCTTCGTCGTCATTAATTATTTCTTCAATCTTTCTATACAGAATCGGTGAAATATCTCTCACCGTTCGTGGGTTGTCGAGAAAATACTTCTCGAATCCGTTTGCAAAATACTCTTGCACAGAGGTAGCGCCATATGGCGATACAAATAGTCCCATTGTCAAAGACAACAGAGTAGGGTAGCCAACTTCATTGGCAAGGAAATTATCAAATTTTTCGTTGTATTCAGTAAACCCGTATAAAACCGGATTTGTATGAAACCCCTCAGCACTCAATAGATGAAACAGTCTTTCGCGCTTTCCTTTAAATTCGTTGATGAGGTTATCAGTATAAATAAACATACCATACCTAGACTCTAAAGAGTGGGCCACTTCATGAACAAAGCTCTCTAACATATCAAAGTTAGTAGGCTCGGACACAGACACATATATGGCGCCGTTGGAATACGCGGCAGTTCGGTTGCCCTGTGCTGCGCTAAGTGCCCCTATATACACAACATCAATATTGTGCAAAAGTCGATGAGGTAAAATATCCTCGACTTCTTGGCAAAATACGGGTAAGTCGACGCCCTCTTCTAAGGGCGCCGTCACGAATACCGGGACGTCGTATATGTAATATTCCATCAGCCCTTATTTTTTTTCAGCTGCTTCTACATCATCTAGTGCTTGTTGATAACCTCGCAGGAAGTTCTCTTCGGCAATTGCCATAAGAAACTGCGGGAATTCTGCAGCGAAGACCTGTACTGCCATATCAACAGTAACCTCCTCCGGCGCATCTAAGCGGTTGCCAATGTAATTAACAACGAGCTGTTGCAGCCCGGTGTTTCCTTCAACTGGTCTTTCTAAATCAGGGTTTTCGTTTTCCATATTAATCTCACAAATTTTCTGCGGCGAAGGTTGCAACCTTTGATCTCTCACCCTTAGTCAGGGTGATATGAGAAGCCAGTTCGAAGCGCTTAAACTTCTCAACGGCATGTGTCAAGCCGTTCGACGTTGCATCGATATAAACATTATCAATTTGTTCTACGTCACCGGTCAACACGATTTTAGTACCTTCTCCCACTCTTGTTATTATAGTCTTTAATTCGTGAGTTGTCAAGTTTTGTGCTTCATCAATTATGATAAAGGCATTTGAGATTGAGCGACCACGAATGTAAGTCAATGCTTCTATCTCTATTGTACCCTTTTGCATGTAAATGTCAAGGGTTATTTTATCATTTCCCATCAAAAATTGGAGATTATCTTGAATAGGCATCAACCAGGGAGACATCTTCTCCTCCATGGTCCCCGGCAGGAAGCCAATGTCCTTTCCTAGGGGCTGTACGGGTCGTGAGACGATTACGCGGGTGTATTCTTGGCTAGTCTCATCTATGGTCTGTTCGAGCCCTGCAGCGATCGCACAGATCGTCTTACCGCTCCCTGCCTTACCGATGGCCGTCACAATCTGGATTCGTGGGTCCATCAGCGCGTCCATAAGAAATTGCTGCTCTTTGTTGCGAGGCTTGATTCCCCAAACCTTTTGCTTGCTTGTTATTAATTGACGCAAAGGAGTTGCTTGATTAACATATCTCCCTAAAGCAGTCTTCTTCTCATTGGCGCTGGAAACCAACATAACATATTGATTTGAGAAAAGCCCGGGCGTCTCAAGATACACACTCTGTCTTTCATAGAACCTATCAATTATCTGATCATCTACTAAAACCGTGGTATATCCTGTGAATATATTTTCACTAGTATCGACGACTTGATTGTTCTGAAAGTCTTCTGATGTCAGTCCAACAGCATCCGCAATCACGCGCATATTGATGTCCCGGGATACTAGAATTACCTTCCGGTCACTCTCCCGTTGAGCTTTAAGGGCAGTAGCAATAATCAGATGATCAGGAATTTTTATGTCAAGATCGCAAGGCAGATCCTCAGGTGTTATACCCGCAGCACTGATAGATTTAACTATACCTAATCCTTTTCGTATCCGGGCGCCCTTATCCAGCGATCCAGTGCCCCTTAACTCATCCCATATACGGATGATCTTCCTTGCTTGCGCACCAACTGCATCTTGACGCTTCTTGTGTTTGTCTATTTCCTCAAATACTTTAAGAGGTACGTGGATATCATTATTTTTAAAAGCATAAATGCATTCTGCGTTTGTTAAATATACACTGGTGTCCAGCACATAAGTTTTTTTACGACTCATAGAGGTCCCTTTGCTATTAATATATAGGTAGCTACTCTAATAGTCATTATTCTTTGGAATGTCTCCGGAAGAAATAACATCAATGCGGGAGGGAGTGAGGTCAATCCCGTCTTCGGTGATTATCCCGTCTTCCGGCATCATCCCAGCATCATTAACCAGCGTAGAAGAACTTTGAATTTTTCCCCCTCCAACGTTCCACAATAGTTCGATGTCCAACTCCGCACAAACTTGCATCTCCGGGGTGTTATCAGTCTTTCGATCACCGCCGTTTGCAAAATAATCAGGCTTAAGCCGTCGGAGCGCCTCACACACTGTATTATCCGTGTCTTCCACAAAAGAAGTACTCGTGACACAGCCAAATCCCTCTATAATTTCACATCGCTCTTTGAAAGGCATGAAAATATAACCCTTTTTGCGCATCAACCATTTATCAGAATTTACAATAGCTATCACATCACCATATTGTGATGCGTCTTGCATCATACGTAGATGCCCCACATGAACGGGATCAAACCCTCCTGACACACATATTGTTTTTACCTTAGTCATCTAGTTTTTCTCCTTTATATATGGTGCCGCACCATGAATTGAACACGGGACCTGATGATTACAAATCAACTGCTCTACCAACTGAGCTATACCGGCGCATCGAGAACGACGGACCCGGTTGCGGAGGCGAGCAGGCTGTTGTCATCAAAGTCTGGATTATTAATATATACTACCATCACGTATAACCCTTCCCAGGTTCCAGGGATCTTCTTTCTTATAATGCCAGCCATTTTTTTACTAGGCGCTTTAACCAACAAAGTCGGTCCCAGCCCTCCGTTTTTAATAGTATAAGTATACTCAGAACCAAATTCTATGGCAGCTTTGAGCTTTAAAGAATCACGGGCTATATTGGTCATCTATTTCTTCTTTCTACGTGTTTTTTTATGGAGCTTTTCAAATAAAAGTTTTTTCCAAAGTGTTGCCTCAATTTCATCTGGTGGCATATTAAGAGAATAAAGTCCTGCAAGAATTAACCGGATCTCTCGGTTAGAGAGATACACGGTTTTTAAAAATGCTGGTAGTTTCTTTGGTTCGTGGTCCGACATGTACTTATCCTCAGTTACCTATAACTAGTTTGAGTTTGAGTCTATTTTACCTGAGAAATTACAATTAGTTCAGCGGGAACTCAGACGATCCATCTGTTCACTTCTTCCTGCGCTTCTTTTGGAGCTTTGCCTTGCGGCGCTTCTTTTCTTCACGTTTGGCGATCGCTGGGTCCAGGCGCGTCTTCACCGCATAATAACGATGATTAACCTTCCCTTGCCAGTGAACCTTGACTTGCAGGCTATCCTCTAGCTGCAGCTCAAGGCGTTTTTGGTCTGCCTCGTCATATGTCGCACATTTTGCGACGATTTCCCAAGCCGGTCCATCCTGGTGGACAGCTCCTACTACTTCTTCAGTATTCATATTGTTTCCTTCCATAGATATGTTGCTGATTGCGGCCAGTAGATCTCTTCTCCACTGTCCACTACTTGTATTCTATAGACTGTGATAGATTTGTCAAGCACTAATCCAATAAATCTTCTAGTATGCCCATGGGAGTCGACCCGGGCAGCATCGATACAAACGACGATATCGCCTACCGACGCTTGTTTTCTAGACCGTCCTTGTCCCAACCGCCCATGGTCCACTTTTCATTCATCAGGTGATTAATTCTATTATAGTGTAGAAAGCCCAAAGCGTGCCCCAGCTCATGTTCTAATACGGTCTTCCTTATATCGTTTCGCATGTAGATTACAGCCCAGTCTATTTCAGCGGTGTCGTTGTCTACAAAAAAATGTGTTTGTGCCAGGGCTGAGTCTTCTAGTTTAATATTTGTTGATACGAGGCGTATGAGAATATAGCCTTCTGGGGCTGCGGATAAACACTTGTTAAGAGGGTCGTGCTTATATTGGGTGGTATAAAACCGATACCCTAGGTTCTCCCAGAAATCTGTAGCGCTGTTGATTTGTGCCTTACTAATTGGGGCATGTTCACACACTATCACCGTAGGGGTTTTAAACCATGTGCCTACCTTTGGAGGCGCATTATGAACGGCGGGGATCCGGATATGATTGCTCACATAATCGCTAGCTCCAGAGGGCGTTGCCAATAAACAAATGCTAAAGATAATCAAAGAAACATAAACAATAGCCAGGAACCCCAACTTAAAATAATCATTCATGTAATATTTAGTTGAAATATCCGGTTTTGTAATAAACGGAGCCTAAAACTCGTGGAGAATCCACCTGTTTGGGTACAAATACAGTTAAAACCTTGTCTAATTCATCTTCGGGGCGCCAAATAAGCTGTAATGTGCTGGTGGGTTCATCCCATATCCAATCGAATTCATTACCTAATTTTCTTTCATACGACTCATAACAGTCATAAGTATGCTCCGTCATTGCTGCTATAAGATTATCATGAAGCGCATGCCCGGAATTTAGTATTATTCCTCTCCCACAAATAGAGAAAAATTCCACCCCATCTAGGTCTTGGATGACTGCTAGGCTGACATATCCACTTATTAGTTCAGTTTCTAAGTTATCCGCGCACCAAAAGATGGTGGAAGCGATCAGCTCTTGACTACTCCACCAGCAATCCATAGTGGCATATAATTCACCATATTCCTCTTGTCTTATATCTTCTTCAGTTACATTATTAGAGCAAGAAGATAACAATACTATTAAGAGAACTATTATCTTATACATCTAAAGTAATTATAATAATATATAATATATTTGTATATGTCAACTAAATTTTATATTTTGTCCACCCATAGCGCTTGCGTGTTACAAGCCCATCTTCGAAATCATCTATCTCATAAGCTTCTTGTTCAAAGGGATTCTGACGATATGCTTTGCTACCATCTCGGTACTTTGCAAAGCCAATAAGCCAGCAAATTCCATAACATATCCATTGTCCAACAAATAGCATTTCCAGTTGCTGCTGATAATGTACTGTTTCATGGCGTCTGGTTCTATCGCTCATTTCTCCCCGGCACCAAACCCAGAATGCAAAACTAAACGCCCACACTTCAATCGGGGCAATCTTCGAGAGCCATACCGGTAATTTACTGTTTTCGAAAAACCATGGCTCCCATAATTTCATTTTTTTCATTGTATTATATCTCCTTAAAATTAAATGGTGGAGGTGCACGGAATCGAACCGTGGTCCGAGAACTACCATTGCAGGTTTTAATCCCCGTCGAAACCAGATCCACCCCCATTTAGTTGTTGACAAAGACCTGATAATAAGTTATCATTACTTTATGTCGTATTCTTCTCTTATCTTATATTTCCTCTTTAGCTTTTTAAAGGTATCATCATTAATACCTAATATTCTAGTAGCCTCTTTATTGGTTTTGGCAACGCTAATAACCGCATTATATAGTGCTTCCTTTGTAATGTCAACAATATTCGACCATAAGTTAAAGCCGTACATCTTACCCCCAGCTAATCGACTGGAGCATTCTAGTTTAAGACCTATAATTTCTTCTAGGGTTAGTGCAGACAGCATTACTTCGAATGCTTCGTTAGATTTTCCTCGGTCTCTCAGCTTTCTTGAGAGGGATATATCATTGCAGAAACCCTTGCTATTCGGGTTTGTCATAAAGTACTATAATAGATTTTTAAGAATATCGTCAATGTCCAGATGGGACATGACCTCTTCCAGTTCAAAAGTAGGAGAAGCAGAGTCATCTAATTCTTCTTCCCCGCTCTCTACGTCGGCATCAAGTTCAGCTGCATCAGCTTCGGCCGGCTCAGTAACATTGGCATCGAGCTCAGTCTCATACTTATCAAAGTATAATGCCAGATTCTTAATTAAATATTCCTCAAATAATCTGATGTCTTCGGGGTTATCAAGATTATCATATGCAGTAAGGATATCTTTTTCAATATTGCCGAAATCAGTAAAGGCTCTGTTACGTCCAGTGAGGTCTTCACCGTCGAGACCAAACTCATCCTTTTCGTCAACCTCAACCTCTTCCTCATCTTCAACGTTAATGAAGTCCGGATCATCCTCCGGCTTGTCGCTCACGGAGATGTCAATCGCCTCAGAGATTTCTACATCCTCACCTGCATTTTTGCGTAAGGACTCTGGGGCTAGGGATTTTTTAACCGCCGCAAGAATATGTGAGCGGTATGAGTCCCGTTGGTTTTTATCGGTTGTGAGGGATTTATACCCGGTCTCTAATACGAAAAGTACATTGGAATTCTTAAGAAGATCCTCAAGAGCATTAATACCAGTACTGGCATGCTTGGCAACAGACGCAACGGCGGCTTGGGCTTCGTGCAGCATGTCTTTGATCACCCCCCGGAGCCGAAGCTCTTCTTTAAGAGTGCTTAGCCGACCCTGCGACTTTTTATTTTTTATAACCTTAATTGCTTTTCGCACCGTTTCACGCAATTGTAGTTCGTCAGTAAATTCTTTTCGATCAATCATACTTATCCCACCGTGATTCCTATTAAATAGTCCACTACTTCGTTAACTATCTCATCTTCTTGCCCAAGAAGTTCTTCTGTTCCTTGAAGCGTGGAGTCTTTCTTTTGTCGTTTGTTAAAAGCAGCTGCATTGAATCCGTGCCATGGACCCTTTTTGCTGCCCGTCCCAATCATGCCGCCTTGAACATCCCCACCGGACATAGAGCTAATCTCACCTATAAAATCCTTCGGGTGTCGATCCTTTTCTTCCTCGGATCCCGCTACATCAGGATAGCGTCCCGCAAAGCCAGAGACACTCCCTCCTGCTCCGCTGCTGATCTCATCCAATGATCCGCCCAATATCGATATTATATCATTAATATCTGTAGAGCTTAAGCCCAATGGCAAACCGTCTTTGAAGCCTTGGATATCGTCACTCGCAAGTGCCTTGCGCATTTGCGTAGCACTAATGCCCCCCATCTGGGGCGGAATAGGAACTTCGGTAACTCCCACATCGGCTCTACGGCTGGCAGCAGACTTAAATCTGCCACCAGATATGTCTTTTTCGCCTAAAACTAAATGTAGATCATCACCTGCCTGAGCCTCGTCCTCGATATATTCATACACTGACCGGACGGGCGTAATATCAGCTATACGAATTTCTACCCCTTCTGGCAGTTGTTTGGCGTAATACTCCCAAATTGTGGCTGCCTGATCGGCTGTGATTCCTTCGTGAGTTCTGGGAGAAACCCAAATAATTAATTTGTCCACCTCCGGATTATCAATGATCTGTTTGGCCACATTAAAGTGCCCACCATGCGGGGGCTTAAACTTGCCCGGAAAGAGCGCTATATTTTTCCCTGACTCCTCAGTGAGGACACCCATCCCCCAGTTAACGGCTTCAGAGATAGATTCCTTAACTTTACTTCCGTCTAGTATGAGAGAGGTGATGGGAATACCAGATGCCAATTTTTTAAAAAGGGCTTCATTAGTTTTTGTTGTCTTCGGGAGTTTTTGAGACCACTCCCTCAGAGACATCTTTACTGAATATCCACTACCGCCCCAGAAAACCTCAAGAATCCGTGATTCATTAACGTCTTTCTTGAACCCTTTGTCCATCATGAAATTTGCGCGACTGAGGGAGCCCCACAGTCCTTCTTCGAGGTCTTCTTCCCCAGCCATGGCCGGAATGCCTTTGCGTCCATACTTGAACAAACCCAGTATCTGGTTCGCCGGAGCAAAACCTCCCGTAAATTTATAGGTATGTCCATCGTAGTCGAAAACAATACCTTCGGCGGCAGATGAAATCATGCTTAAATCAACCGACCCAATAGAACCATCGTCTTCAATTTTACTGAGCTTCTCAAGTTGTGGGCGCAGAATTTCCATCGCCTCTTCGTTCCCGGAAGCTTGAATGGTTTCAATTGCTTTACCAACCAAAGCCTGCAGCCGGGCAACCTCTTTTTCATTACCACCAGCAGCAATAATATATGCACTCTGAACAGCGCGCATAATCTCGATAGCAAACCGATGGATTACACTTTCAACGGGAAAGATAAATTCTTTGAATCTTTGAGGATAGCTTTTGATCACGCTGACAATCTGTTCATTAAGTTCAGGCTGCCCGATAGTTTTAGTAATTTGTCGAGTCTCCAGCCCCCGAGATTTAAGGGGCCCCTCTCCTTCGAGAGCGCCATAGTAATCAGTCATCACTCGTTTAATAATAAGCTGTTTTCCCTCATCACTTAGATCTGGCAACTCCTGATCAACTACTTGACGCCACTTGCCGATAATGTAATCACCGATTGTATCGCCGTCGCTCACGCCGGCAGATGACATTACTTGGTCCATTCCCTTAAGCGCCGTAGACAGTGCCACGTCGTCACTCAGAGCTTCAAGCTGGCGAATCGCATTTACTTGAACCCTAAAATCGCCTTTGCTCATCTCATCTTGAGATTTTTCTAATACGCTTTGTAGTGTGGAGGCCTGCTGTTCTGAAAACCCCTCTTCTTTGTCGACTGGCTTACCAGTCTCTCTATCGTATTCGGCATGCCCAGCTCGGTGAATGAGGAAGGTCTTGGTATCATAATTGATAACATTCGCGTTCGCTGGATCCATAACCTCTGCGTTATAATAAATGTTCGTGTCGGGCCCAAAAAGCTTCAATTTTTCTTCTTCAGAAAACTTATCCACAGTTTTAGCAAATGCACGAAATGCGTTTGTAAAGGCAGCTTCCAAAGCTCCACGTCCAGCAAACTTAGTTGCTAATTGTTGAGGGGTCATACCACCATTTTTAATATCACCCTTGTTTCGCGCCGACCGAACTGCTTCCTCTGGAACCCATCTCTGCGTCCCATCGCTGAGCTTATAAGAAACAAACAGATTTTGTCCATCTGTTTTCTCGGTAACGTTCTCAAGCTGGCCAGCAGAAGCCTTAGCCATAATATCCTTAATCTGACCAAAAGTCATATTAGGATTATCATAAATGTGGGACATATGTCCAAAGACACCACCCATTAGTTTACCCCTTGTTTTCTTCTAAGATTTTCACTTGTTCTTCTAGCACATTAACTCGTTCTTGTAGGCGCCGCGTGTGTCGACGAACCTCCTTAAGATTTGCTTTTGCTACTTCAATTTTGCGGCCATCCCTTTGTGTACGCGGGACGACAGACTCTAAAACCTCAGAGACAGATTGAATATAGCTAGCCAAACTAGGAGGCTTGCTTTCGCCCAGCAAAAACTCGCGAGTCATGCGACGAA